ACCGAATCCGCCGTTTTCACGGCCCATTAGAATCCCGAGAGACGGCCCGTATGGACGGGCAGGGGGCGGGGGGAGAGACGGCCCGCGCGGGGCAGGGGCAGGGGCCGACCGGCCCGAGAGACGGGCAGGGGAGAGACGGACGGGCAGGGGGCAGGGGACGGAACCAGCTACGAACAGGCAGGCAGGCAGGTACGCGCGTAGGGAGAGCAACGACGTACATATCCGAGGGTACAAGCCCGAGCGACGGGGGACAGGGGACGGGGGCCGGTTAGAACATTAAGGTAGAGAGCGCACACGCGCTTTAGTAAGTCCACCTCAGAATTTTCCCATCTGAGGTCAGAAAAATCGGTTTTTCCAGTCGGGGTCGGATGGGGAGGGGTCGGCTACTCGTGGATTTTCAGATTAGCTCTCCTTTTTCGTGGGAGAGCCGGTCTGGTTCATCTGGTGTGTGGGGCCGTTGTGTACGGCTATGGTCGGGGACGGGCACTTCTGTTGGGGCTTGAGTGCCTGAACGCATCGAGGGTGGTGTCCTCATCTGACCTCTCTCGTATTTTTCGAGGTCGCCATACACGGCTATTTTTCCACACGAGCAACAGAACACCTTGTAGTCGCCGTAGTGAAAGCTCACCCCCAAGTTGTTTTCGCCGTGGAGGGAGTCTCGGTCGGGGAGCTGGTCGAGCCAATCCGGGTCGATGTATTTGTCCAGATGGAGTTGAGTACGAGTTGGGTCTACATCGAGGAGGGAAGAAAGTTCTCTGACAACAGACACGGAGAGCGAACCCGGCCCTCGCGTGTCGTGCGCTCCCCGGCTTAGCAAGTCATGTCCTTCTTCAATCGCAACATGGTGGCTATGTACCGGGTCTACCATACAAGGAGACGAGTAATTGGGGGTATTAAGACTTATCGGCCTATCTTCTTCTTATGGTGCTACTCAGACTCATAGATATTACAGATGTAGACGTTTCGAGAAGATGCGGCAGTAGTACCTCCGGGTAATGTGTCAGTTTATCAGACAGGTAGTATATGAACACCCCCCTTCCTATATAAACCCTTTACCATTAATAGGAGTGTAGGAGTGAAGCGATAACGAAGACCTCCTACGGTGGCATCTTCTCTGGATTTCTGAGCTGGTGACTCAGAATCTTCTCTCTGGTTCTGTTTTCTGTCGGTTTTTACTCGGGTCTTTTCACTTTTTCTTCTAACCCGAGTTCAACTCTTTCTAACACCGAGTTAGAGAAAACGACTCGATGCGTTGAAACACTTTTAGTAATACAACATGGCTCAGGCAGAAGTAACAGGCTACACGGTTCAGGAACTCGCTGAACTCAAATTCGAGTATCAGCAGACTCCGAAAGCCGAGAAGGGGATTCCCTTCGACACGGCCTACTGCCTTACTCGGATTGGTAAACAACCCGAGGACTACGATGGGCCAACACGATACTGCTCTAACCGAGTAGCCCGCCTCGATGATGGTGGGCACGCTCATTCGTGCCGATTTCATGGCGCGAACCAGAACGCGAACGGCAACAACGAAAATCTCGAACTACTTGCGAATCTGAGGCACGGAATGTACGCTACTGACGAACACTTAGAATCTGTTTTCACCGACGACGACCAGAAGCTCTACGACTTTATCATGTCGTGGGCGGATTCCTATGGCTGGCCGTCCAAGGAGGAAGACCCGGCACGATACGACCTGCTTGAGCAGGCGGCGATTGCCCGTGTTCGCGTAGCACGGTCGTCCAAATACATCCTCGACGAGGGTGAGATGGACAGACAGGAAGTGTACGACGAGAACGGGAACCTTCGCGTTATTACGGATGCTCACGGTCTGAGCGAAGACCTCCGACTCAAGCAGAAGCTCATTCTCGATATAATGAAGGAGCTTGGCTTGACGCCGAAGGAGGCGTCCAAGATGAACACGGACGAGAAGACCGCGAGCGCGACGGAACAGCTCGCCGCAGTTGCGGCGGAGGCTGTTCTCGGTGGGGGAGAAGACGGCGATGAGCCGAGCTTCGACCCCGACGATGAAATATTCGATGACGATGGCTGAACTTGAAAACTTCTCCGCCGGATACGCTCTTGTTCGGGATGCGACCGTTCAGACGTGGGCGGAGGAAGAAGCACACATGGACGTTGACCTGTACGACGAGCTGGCATACTACCTCGGAGAGCCGATTATCGGCTTCGTAGGTGGTCTTCACTATCAGTTCCGTCCGTCGAAACAGGTCTTGACCGACCAATGTGCGGTTCCCCGGCGTAACCGGGGCCGCGAGGTCGGCGGTTCAGCCCTGCTGGTGAGGCGGTGAATTACCTATGAATTGCTATAATTGCGGATACAACGCTCCCGATAGCGGGAATTGCCCCACCTGTGGTGTTATTCTTGGGGCCTTCCGCATCGAGGGGGATACACGATACAATGGACAAAAAGGAAAGCTCCGAGTATAGCGTCTCCGAGGACGGTCAGCTCGTCCGAGAGGAGACTGAGGAAGCGAACTTCGAGGAAAACCTTACCTTCGAGGACTGAAACGTGACTGAACCCTGCGAAAACTGCGATTGTGGCCTTTCTGAGCCGGATTTCGACTACGATACGGTCGAATTTGGCCTTTCTCTCCCGCTGGCGTCGATTCTTGACGGTCATATCCGTGGAGCAACCGACGTTGACCCCGCTGACGTGGAAAAAATCGAAATTTGCGGCGATACGGTCACGATTACGGTTCAGTAGTCGTCTCGCCCCCTCGATGCGGTGAATCTCTCCAAATGAACCCCTACGAGCCGGTTGAAGTCTCTAAATCTGAACGATACCCCCGAAGTAATACTCCCGTGGACGGCGAAGCCGTCGGTCTGGAGTTCGGAGACGCTGGTATTGAGCCAGCGAGGTATCTGATAGAGGACTCTCGCAACTGGTATGCGTGGATTGAGGCCCTAAATGGCGATTCTTACGTCAGTTTGGCCGATATGCGCTGATTTTGAGACAGTAGTGTAGTGGTATCATCGGGCGTTTGGGACGCTCTTACGCCGGTTCGACTCCGGCCTGTCTCACTCTAAGACCCTCTTTTATGAAGGAAATTGCCGAAAAGTTCGCCTCTGAGAGCGATGCTGACGTTGATGCGTTGCTCGATAGGTGGAATGGCCGCCCCGACCTCCTTGCGGAGGATATTCTCCGGGCTAAAAATCTGGAAACGGACGAAATTGAGCCGCTGACGCTCTTTCGACCGTACCAGCCCCGGATTATGCACGCCTACTTCTACGGCGATGCGAAGATTCTGAATATCTACAAGGGTCGGCGGATTGGTGTTTCCTACATAATCGGTATCTGTATCCTGATTGAGGCGCTTCTCAAGCCGGATACGTTCTATCCGATTCTTTCTAAGACGAAGGGGCAGTCGAACTCGCGTATCAGCGACATTAAGACGCTGATTAAGAACGCTAAAATCGACATTCCGCTCGAAAAGGACAATCAGGACGAGATTGTTCTGCCGAACGGTTCTCGTATCAAGGCGTACACGGGCGACCCGGACTCCGCTCGTGGTGAAGACCCTCCGAAGACGGTCTTTATTGACGAGATGGCGTTCTTGGAAGACCAGAGCGCCACCCTCGATGCGTACCTACCCACCATCAGTCTCGGTTCGAGTCAGATGGTTCAGGTTTCCACTCCGAAGGCTCAGAACGACGAGTTCATGGATGCCAACGAGCGTGGGACACCGGATGGTCGCAACGACTTCGGTATTCTCGCTCTGAAACAGCCGACGTTCAAGAACGCCGACGAGATTCAGACGGACGTTTCGCTGTTCGAGCAGGACGTGGAACCCGTCCGGGGCGACTTCGACTTGATGGCGGCGGAGACTCAGAGAGCCAGCGACCCTAACGGCTTCGCACAAGAGTATCTGTGCCGCCCTGTGAGCGACGAGTACCGTTTCTTCTCTATGCCTACCATAGAGGACGCGATGGGGCGCGGAGCCGCTGACGACTACTCCTACGGCCTCAGGCGGTACGATACTCCCAACACACTCGTCATGGGTGTGGATATTGGGTTCAACTCTGACGATACGGCGATTGTGGTCTTCGAGCATGAAGGCCCGCGTCGGTATCTCCGGTATCACGAGGTCGTGAACGACCGCGTTCTCGAACAGGCCGGTATCACTCCATCGAGTCGGCAGAACCCGGCGGCGGTGGCTGAGCGAATCTCTCAGGTCTACAACGGAATGGGCGTTTCAAACGTCATTATGGACATGACGGGCGTGGGACAGGGGTTCCACGACGAGGTTCGCCGTCGAATCGGGCGTGGCTACACGGGCTTCAACTTCTCCGCGAAGGACAAGGTGGAGAAGATGATGGGCAACATGAATTATGCCCTTCACAACGACCTCGTGTGGCTTCCCGAGGATGATTCGCTCCGAGAACAGCTCGGTGCGATTGTCAAACAGCAGAAAGAGGATTGGCAGAAGCCGAAGTTCACGGGGAAGGAACACGCCCCCGATGGGAAGGACGACCTCGCTATGGCGACCGTTCTCGCGGCGTTCCCACCGAATTTCAAGTCCGACAAGTCGCGGAACCTCCAGCAGAGGGAAGACGTAACCCCTCCGGTTCAGGTGGAACAGACGGAGGAGCGCGACGGTTGGGCTGGCTTGAAGATTTCTGGTCAGTCTTCGAGCGGTCGTGGATATTCTCTCTCTCACGGACGGCAGAAGCGCGGCTATCAATCACGAAACAGACGCCGCTCTACCAAGAGACGGCGACGAACGTTCTAATCTACTCTATTTAAATGACAACTGGCAATTTTACTGACCCTCCCGACGAGGGCGAGCGGATGGACTTCGCCGCCGACACTCCTAAAGGCGTTATCAAGGAACAGGGGCAAGGCGGTAGTGGTCGATTCTCCGGCCCTCGTTCTTCTGAGGCTCCGAAGAAGGAGATTGAGAAGAATCGGGATATTGTGCGAACCGACCCTCACGTTCACGAGGGTCTTTACACACTAATCGACTGGATTTGCGGTGACGGCTTCAATCTCTCTCCGAGCAACGTTCCCGGCACGGGAATCGAGCAGACGGAGGAAGATATTGCGCCGGTCGCCCTTCTACTCCACAACTCCGAGTTTTGGCGCGTCTTCAACCAATGGGTTGAGTACGCGGCTCAGGACGGTCACTCGTTCATGGAGCTGGTCGTTGAAGACGAGCAGTTCCGACCGCGTATTCTCCCGACCGAGAGGATGCACAAGAAGACCGACGAGTACGGGTTCGTAACCAAGTACGCGCTGGAGCCGCCGGGCGGCGGTGGCCCCGACGACGACGACGCAACGATTTACGACCCGCACGAGGTCGCGGAGTTGTGGTTCACCAAAGACCCCACCGACGATTTCGGTCGGTCTTTCGTTGAGCCGATTCAGGAACAGGCGGATATGCTCCGCGATATGGAGTTTGACTACGCCCGGTTCGTTGCGACGAAAGCGTACCCGCCGATTCTCTGGAAGCTCGGAACCGACGAAGAACAATGGTCGGAAGACCAGATTGGCGGCTGGCTTGATACTGTTGAACAGATTGAGCCGGATTCGATGCTCGCGGCTCCCCACGACGTTGACTACGACGTAGTTGGCGTGACTTCTACTTCATCGAGTGCGGGTGCGATGAAGCTGGAAGGTACGTTCGAGCATCTTCAGAACAGAATCGTCACGGGACTCGGGATTCCGGCACTCCTGATGAACATGGGCGGTTCGACAGGCGAAGCAACCGCCTCGATGCCTGCTTTCAAGCGGCGTATCAAGCGGCTTCAAAACATCGTCAAGTCGGCTGTTGAGAACCAGATTCTCAAGTCGCTGATGGTGGAGTCCTCGCTGGACGAGTTTGACGGAGTGGTTCCCGAGTTTGAGTTCGGTGAACACTCGTCGGCTGAGAAGCGGCTTGAGATTGATAAGCTCATCAAGCTCTACCAATCCGGCTTCCTTACCCGCAAGGCGTTCGCTGAGCGGGCTGGAATCGACCCCGAGGTTGAGCTTCCGTCCCCCGACGAGCTTTCGAGTGAGATTATTCCTCTGATTACGGAACTCGCCGGGCGTGGCGACAGGGTACAGAACCCTGAAGGTGGGCGTCCGACTGACACCGGGACTGGTGTAGAGTCGGCGGGTGGGGAGGTCAAGTCCCGAGAGTCGGGGCGCGATAGCTCAAGTGAGCGAAATAGACAGTCCATCACGGAGGACGAAAACGCCTGATAATGCCCGCTGATAAACCAGATGGGGACTCAGAGGTGAAACTCCTCAAGAACATTCTTAGTGAGATACAAGACCTAAACTCACAGCTCGCCCGAACCGACGAGCGTTCTCGAAACAACCGCGCTCAGGTGGAAGACCTACGGGATAACCGTATTGTCCCGCTTGAAGGGCAGGTTGCGAAGAACGACAATCGTAGCCGCCGTAATTCCCTGATTATCGGGGCGGCGATTACGACTGCGACTCTCGCTACGGGTGCTGGTATCTCCTACGCATTTACTTTGCTATGAGTCTCAATCTAAAAGAAACTGAATTTTCTGCGAGTACCGATTCCCCACCGGACGACGACAGCCCGAAGCCGGTTTCGACCGACGCTCATCTGGAGTTTACTGCTGGTCGCCATTATCCCGATTCCGTTGACCTCGATGGGTTCAACGAGTACGGGGTGCGCGAGAACCGCGCCGAGGATGGTGAGCTGGTTTCGGTTGACGTTGTGTACGAAGCGATGGAACCCGGCCCGCCCGAAGACCGTAATGGAGTCCGTATCACGGACACCTTCTTGCGAAAGGTCGCTGAGAAGAATTACTCGGGTCAGGAGCCGTATATGCTCGGTCACTCCGACCGCCCTCTGGACGAGATTGGTAAAGTCCAGAAAGTGTGGTTCGAGGAGTCGGTCGAGAAACTGATGCTGATGAACCGGGTGTTCAACACGGGCGCTCCGACCCACGACGAAGTGGTGAAGCGCCTCACGTACACCCCGCCGACTATGACCGATGGCTCGGTCGGGTTCGGCAATCAGTATGAGGCTGTTGTGAACGACGACGGAGAGCCTGAACTCATCGACGGGCAGATTCGAGAGTTCAGTACCGTCCCGTTCCCCGGAGGGTACGATGAGGGTGGCCTTGGTCTACCGAGCGCCGCCTTTGCTGAAAGCATCATGGAGCAGGTGAACGCCGCTGTCGATGATGAGGACGAAGCCAACCCCCTCGATGTGGGGGAGTCCTCGGAGAACTCGGCCTTCTCTGTCCGAACGGAGACTATCTCCTTCTAACTAACTATGGATTTCCAGAAGGTTACTTTTGACACCGACCTCGATGAGATGGAGGCTGACGACCTTGCCGACCTTGTTCGTCAGTTCTCTGAGGCACAGGAACAGAATATTGCGGAGTTTGAGTCGGCCAGCGAGACTATCGAAGGTCTTGAGGGCCGCGTCTCGGAGGTTCAGGATTTCGATTCTGAGCTGACCGAGGAGCTTTCCGAAGTCTCGCCTCTCGGTGAGGACGAGCTGGCAAACTTCTCTATCTCGCGGAAGCGTGAGCTTCTTGCTGAGTTCGCTGAGGCGGATGAAGACGAGGAGGAGGAAGACGAAGACGAGGACGAGGAGGCCGAGTTCTCTGACATGGGCCAGCGTGGGGAGACTCACAACGACGAAGCGGAGCGGAACTTCGCAGAAGACTACCTCGGTGACATTCCGGGGCTTGGCTTCTAAAACAACTCATTTTCTACTAACAAATGGCTAACTTCAAGTTCGCTAAGTTCAAGAACGCGCCGCTGAACCGCGACGGTGAAACTCTCGACCCCGAAGCCGCTCTCCCTCTGCTTGAGGGTGACGTTGTGGGTCTGAGCGAAGACGTTGATGGTAACACCATCGTCGTCGCCGCCGACGCAGATTCGGCAAACGCACAGCCCGCTGTTGGCGTCCTGATGGAGGACGTGCGCGACCGCTCGTACTGGTCGGCAAGCCTCCACGACAACGGCACGATGGGTCGTCGGCTCGATGAAGCCTACGACAAGGAACGCACGCAGGCCGGGGATGAGGTCACGTACTTCACCCACGGCATCTACCTCGAAGACGAGGACGAGACGGTTGACTTCAACGTGAACGAACCCGTCTATCTCGCTCCGGGCGGCGGCGTGACGCAGACTGCTCCCTCGGCGTCGGGTGAGCTTGTTCAGGTTCTCGGTGTTGCTGTCAGCTCCACCAGATTCCTGCTCGATGTTGACTTCGACTACGAGACGCTGGCGTAGATTACCAGTCTAAAGACTTAATCTCTAAATTCTAACTCTTTATGGTTAACCGCGATATTTTCACCAAGGACGATGTTCCGCTTGTTGAGATTGCTGAGAAGACTCAGAATCTCATCAACTACTTCAACGAGGCTGAGCGCCCGTTCCGCGACCTGTTCGTGGAGCAGGTTGACCAGCAGACCTTCCTTCAGGAAGTCGAAGCTGACCCCGGCGAGTGGGAGAAGCTGAGCGAGGGCGAGTTCCCCGGAACGACCCGTGCGAAGGACGACGACTACCTCCAGATGACTATTCGCACGAGCGAATACGGGAAGGCTCTCGGCTTCACGCAGAGGTTCCTCGAAAAGTCCACCTCCGACCACGTTCTGAAGCAGGTTCGTAACGTGCTGGAGGAGGGCAAGGAGACGGAAGACCGCATCATCCACGATGTTATCTTCAACGGTATCTCTGACGGTAGCGAGCCGGTCTGGTTCGACGTTCCCGACCACGGCAACTACGGCTTCGACCGCACCCACTCCCACGTCTTCTCGGACACGGCAGAACTGTTCAATGACAGTACGGCGCACCGCGCGTCCGAACACATCGAGTACGCCGCTGACGAGCTTCGTCACCACGGCTGGAACGGGCAGAAGGTCGCCCTCATGTCCATCGACCTGAAGCGCAAGCTCCGCAACGAGCTTTCGTGGGACATGGACTACCACATCCCGATGGCGACCGGGATGCGCTCGCAGGACGTTCGTGAGCAGACGTTCAGCATCGACGGTGTTGAGCTGATGACCACGCCGTACCTCCGTGGCGACGAGTTCTACGTTATCGGCGTCGGTGAGAATCCTGTCAAGGAATACATCGACCGTCCGATGCAGATTACCCGCCCCACGGGTGGCCCCGCGACCGAGCCGGGCGAGATTATCAATTCGAGCGCCACGATGTCGTTCGGTGTCTCGATGACGAACCCGCTCGCCGCCGTCCACTTCGAGGGCAACAGCACGAACTACCAGTAAACGGGCGTAGTTCGAGTTCGATTTTTCTTTTTTCGTACTTCTAATGGCAACTGACGACACTACATTCATATCCGAAATCCGGGCGTTCACCGGCATCGAGCCGTCTCGAATCTCCAGCGAGGAGATGGACACGGTTCTTTCTGACGCTAAGCGGCACGTCCAGCTCCGTGCTTCTCTGAACGACGCTGAGGTGGATTGGTATGGCGACCCGGCTCAGGAGGAAGCCCTCAATTGGGCGACCAAACTTTTCCTCAAGGTTGCCGCAGGCGAACTCGAATCTCAGACCGTTCAGGTAGGCGCTATCGACCACAAGAGTCTGCTCGCTAAGAGCGACAATTCCGTTACTCTATGGTATCGGAATATGGAGAACGCACTCCGCCGGATTAAGAAGCCCGGCGCTACTTTTGGCGTTTCTTCGGTCAATCGGACTGACCGCGAGTATGGCTCTGACGACGAGGAAGACTCCAGCGGCGGAATCACTCTATAATGGCACGACGTTCTGTTCACTCGGCTATCGACCGACTCGGGCAGGAGGTTGATGTTCTAATCGAGGCGAAGACCGGGACTAACGACTTCAATAATCCCGAGTATGATTGGGTTCAGTCCCACACGACTCGATGTGTTAGAACATATCCGAACCGGAACACGGAGCTAAACAACCGTGGTGGCCCTCGAAAGCGCGACCACCCCGTGTTCCTATTCCCCCGAGAGGAAGCCCCCGAAGGAAACTCTCGGATTCGCTATGGTGGGACTCTATACGAGCTTGAGTCCCCGACCGTGTACGACACGCACGTTGCGATTTTCGGTAAGCTCGTTTCTGAATAAAAATGGGCAAGATAAAGGTTCGAGTCAAAAACGAAGACCGCGTTATCCGCGACATGAAGCGGGATTTTAAGCGCGGGATGGACAAGTCTGCTAACAAGATTGCGGAGTCTGGACGCAATAAGGCGCTCCAGATTATTAACGAGAATCAGGCGTACTTCAACTTCGAGGTCGCCAAAGGATTCCGAATCATCGACGGGGCAGACACTCCGACTCGTTCCAGTATCAAGCTCATTAACGAAGCCCCACACGCAGGGGCGCTCGACGCTGGTGTTCCAGCGGCGAAATACGCTGACGGTGGCCCTCCGGTTCAGGCTCTCCTTCCGTGGGTTCAGCGAAAGATGGGCGGTTTTGACCTCGGCGGCAACGAAAGCGACGGTGGGAGTGGTGGGAACGACCCCGACCCGTCCGACGTGATTGATGAAGACAAGGCCGAGGAAGAAGCGCCCGAAACAATCAGCGAGAGCCGGTTCGACTACGAGAAGTCTGGATTCGAGGAAGAAATCTCGGCTTCCAAGCTCGAAGAAGGCGACGTTGTTGACCTTCGCGGAGATGGCGTAACTGGTCGGTATGTTGTCACCAACATCAACGGTGACTACATCGACGCGACGAACTACGAAGAAACCATCAACGCGAATCTTGACCAGATGGTGTTCGGGGGTGGCTATCAGAACCTCCACGCCTACGGTCGCGTCGGTCGTGTCTCTGACTCGGAGCTTTCCGTGGGAGATACGGTCTACAACAAGCACGGCTCAATTGGAGTCGTGACTCTCATCGACTCCGACGAGATAATCGTCGAGTTTGAGGATGATGTGGGTCGCTTCGAGAACGCGGTTAAGCGTCCTACCAACGACTTCTACCTTGCTAACCCCGAGGAGGTCGTTGACGATGAATCCAATCCGTTCGACGTTGCGAGTCAACTCTCCAGCATCACCCTCGATGGGGCAGAGACGGACGGGCTTGACGAGGATACGGCGTCGGCGTTGCTCCAGCAGTTTGACAAGGTGATTAGGGAATACAACTTCCCACCACCGTCTAAAATCCTCACCGACGAATCTCTGGATACGATTGATAGCGCAATTCGTCCCGGTGGCGATTCAAGCGTTCTCAGGATTCCGTCTCAACTCATCGAGCCGGGTGGCCGGATTGAGGGAATCGAGGAAGCAAACGAGAACGTCGATTGGGATGAATACCGGCGTGCTTACGGCGCGATGCGGGACAGGAGTGGCGCGGAGTACGCGCTGATGCACCAGTACGGGGAGTACCTGTTCGATAACCTCTCCGACGACGCGAAGGCGTACCTCGCAGAGAACAGCAACACCATCAGTCTCGCTGATGGAGAGCTTGTTCCCGACGATGATTCAGTCCCGAACATATGGGGTAAATACTCCCGAATCGCCGGGGAGAGACTAAAGAGCTACTTCGGTGAGAACTTCGCGGCTCACATAATGGACGACAACGAGGTGTTCCGCGAGGATACCTTCACTCGTCGTTCTCGGTTCTTCGAGGTCGCGCTCAGTAACCCCGAGCAGTATTTCGACGTGGACATTCCGAGCGGTTGGGAGCGTCCCGACTACTACCTCGGAGTGGACTACGAAGGCGACCCGCTACGGGAATCCGACCTCCCCGATGGATACACTCTCTCGTTGGACAAGTCGTTCGGTGACATATACGACTTCAGGCGGGGCGAGGACTTCATCGTTCAGACGAGCGACGGTGAGCTGGTCGAAGCGTATGTGTTCGAGCGCCTTCGGGCGAATGAACACTCGCTTGAACGGCAAGAAGACCTCGTTCGTCTCGATGAAAGAGGTGGCGACCAGAAGTTCTACTACTACGGTGGGGGTGAGAGCTTCAACATCGTCGGTCAGAAGACTAACAACTACGAGTTCTCCCAAATCGACCAAGGCGACTTCGTGATTGTCAAACCGAAGGACGGCTACGACGGCCAAGGTGAGGTGATTGACACCCACTACGCTCGTGTCAGTAGCCGCCCCGGTTACGACGACTCCGCTGGTGATTACCTCGGTGAAGCGACCGACTTGGTTACTGGAGAAACTGTCCAGTTGGACAGATACAGCTTCTACGGTCGTCGTGACACCCACCTCGATGAGTGGATGCGCGACGTGGACACTCTGGAAGACACCCCGGAGTCGGAGATTCCTGAGAGTCTGACAACGGACTTCGACTCGGAACACATCGACCTGAGCTGGCGGTACGCTCACGAAGACCGTGACGGGAACGGCCCGGTGGTCTACATCAAGACCAACAACGGTGGGAACGTCTACCCGGCGAAGGTCACGGGTGGTAGCGGTGACAGGCTCGACCTCGAATCCACAGAAGTAGACGAGTTCGGTAAAACTCAGTCGTGGACTCGGAGAGCTGACGGAAGTGGGGACGTTGAAATCTACGCCTACTCCCAAGACTACGAGAACTTCCGTAGCTTGGAGGAGGGTCACGACATTATCATCGACCCCGAGCTTCTGGACGTTGAAGACCACCCCTTCCCCGAGGATACGCTGGCGAGGGCGACTGTTTCCAGCGACTTCAACGGAGTTTTCGCAAGGCCGTGGGCGACCTCCGGTAATGGTGTGAGAATCAACCACGATGCGTTCGTGGATATTCGGCAGAACGTTCCGACTTGGGATTCTTACAACATCGAGGAGGGGAACCGGATTGAGTTCACCGTGAACGGTGAGACTCATACCGGACTCGTTGACTTTGCGCCTTACGATAAGCGGTATCAGGTATCCGAATACAAGGTCTACGACGAAACTGCTGGAACGACTGTCCGAGTGGATGCTCGTGATATTACGGGGTACGAAGATAGTGACTTCAAGAGCATAGTTGAAGACGCTCCCAACTTCCTGATTGACGGAACGGATTACGTCAAGCCGCCCGATGAACCGGAACAGGCCGAGAAAGGTGACGAGTACCTGCTATGGTCTTACCGGGAAGGGGAATTTGTGAGAGCGCGGGTTCGGTACGTATCCGACGTTCTTGGGGAAGTTAGGTTCGAGGTCATAGACGGTGATGACAAACCATACGAATGGACGGGGAAAGACCCCGAGTACGATGGCTCGCCCTTTCCCGTGAAACCGATGGGGTACAAGCCGGACTAATATGGCAAGCGACGAAATTGATTCTCTGGTCGAAAAATGGGGCGAAGACACCGTTCGGAAGGCGTTTTGGCTCCAGAACCACATCAAGCACCACGGCGTCAAGGGGATTCACTTCATGCACCCCGGCCCGAACGGGGGCGACAACGCTGAATCCCATATGCGACAAGTGGGGCCGATGAACGCGAAGCGAATCATCGAGGGGAAGATGGAAGACACGTACTGACTCGATGTAGTCCTTCTCTCCTATCTGTTCTCTCTAATGTTTCCAAAAGAAGCAGTTTCAACTCTAATCACGAAACTAAACGGTCGTATTCCCCCGCCTGTTCACACGGCAGGTATTGAGGAGGAACGACCGATTCCGGCTGTTCTGATTGATGGCGTTGACCTTCAGAACGTCAATCACCACAACTCGAACTACGCCGGTTCTAAGTTTGATTCAACGACGGGCAACGAAGTAGCGGAGATTAATCGCTATTACTACACTCTGCGCTTCGACCTCGTTGTTCGAGACGACTCCGAAACGGGAGCCTACGAAAATCTCACTCATCTTCAGTCGGCGCTGGCTGAATTGAGTGGGAGGCCGTGGGAAACGTTCCACCCGGATGTGAACGAAATCCGGCTACTCAGCTCGGGTTCGGTGAACTACACGTTCAACGAGCCTGCTGAGACTGAAATACACCAAGCTTTCGAGCTTGTATCGTTCTTTGAGACGACCGACTCCAGCGGCGAAGCGATTGAATCGGTCGTTGACTCAATCGACATTTCCTAATTCTATCTATGGCTGACTACGGCAACACTATCGAACCCGGTATTGTCACGAACGTCAACTCGGCGCTCTCCGTCACTTCGAGTGGGGGCGCTCCTGCCGACGTGGGACTCGTCGGACAGGCTGACCTCGTGAATGGAACGGCACAGACGAACTCTGTCTATCAGGTCACTCGCGCTACGAAGGCCCGCGAGTGGTTCGGTGAGGACAGCCCGCTCACTCGCAACATCCTCGATGCTCTCTCGGAGGGAGCTTACCCGGTCTACGCGGTCGCGGTTGACCTCGTGGACGTTACGGGCGAAGACCTCTCCACTCTCGCCTCTAACACGGGCACGCTGGCCGAGGGGCCGGTGAGCGAGGACGCATCCGATGTGGTCTTTACCATCGACGGGGCTACGCTCGATACTGTTCTGGTCTACGAAGACCTGAGCGAGCTGACTCCCGGCGCTGGCGAGGTCTACGTCAACCCCGCAAGCCGCGACTTCAAAATCGACCCGGATGCTACGGTGGGTAGCACGGGCGACTCGGTGGACTACGCTACTGCCGACTACTCGGCTGGCAACTCGGCTCTCGCTGAGGGTGCTGGTGGCGCAGTTGACTTCTTCGCTCCTCTGAGTGAGAACCCTTCGGTTACGGAGGATGCTCAGGCGACCGTCAACGCGATGGCTGGAGAATACAATCTTGCGCTGGCTATCGTCGGCGCTGTTCCCGGCCTCGACCCGGCGAACTACTCCAGCTCCTTCGATGATTCTCGCGTTCAGGTCGTCTACCCTGCTCGGGACTCTGAGGGCTACTCCACGCTCGGGGCCTACGCTGGCCTCCGGGCGAAGCTCGGTATCACGACCACGCCAATCAACAAGCGCCTCTCGTCCGTCAAGTCGCTCGCTGTTAGTCTGAACAAGGCAGAGCGTGGTGAGCTGATTGACGAGCGCGTGGTTCCTCTCGCTGATGAAAGCGAGGGCGCTCGAATTGCTGACGACGTTAACTCCGTCAGCGACACGAACACGGATGAAGCGGGTATCCGCTTCGGATTCACTCGGCTCGTGATGGACTACGTTATCACGACCATTCGAGTCAATGAACAGCCCTTCATCGGGCGTCTCAACAGCCGTGCGGTTCGTGCTTCGCTTGAGGGTCTTCTGAGCAACCAGCTCAACACGCTCAAGCGGTCGAACGCTATCGTGGACTACCGCGTGTCGGTGTCCCGAGTCGATGCGACGACTGCGGCTGTTGAAATTCAGGTCAAGACCGCGAAGCCCCTCCGGTTCATCGAGAACACGGTTACGATTGGGACTTCGGCGTAAAGACTCAAACAACCTTTTTTAATTCATTATGTCTGCTTCTAACGTTGACCGGATTGAGAGCGCGGCGAACATTACCCTGAACATCTCGAAGGGTGGCGAACAGGTTACTGAAGGCGACTTCGAGAATACTGACTTCGATGAGGTCGATGGGTTCGATGATGCTGGTGGTGCTGTTGACGCTGGTACGCTTCGAGTGCCTATCTCGCAGTTGGACACCACGAAGGATATTGAGATTTCCGAGATTCGGGAATCTTCGCTGAAGGCGACCGGCTATTCGGTCACTTCCATCAGCTACTCCGGCTCGATGATGTTCAAGGGCGAGCGTGTCCACGGCCCCGACAACGAGCCTGTTAGCATCGAGTCGCTTATCTACGATGCTCAGGGCGTCCCTGTCCCCTGCTCTGTCACCATCACCCACGAGCTTTCGGGGAAGACCGAGACGTTCGAGGACGTTCTCGTGACGAGCGATTCCTACGAGGTTCAGTCTGAATCCGAGACGGAGACTGCCTTCGACTGGATTGCGATGGACAAGTCCTCGAAAGACCCCGAGACGGACTCCGAGAGTTCGTAAACTCGGCTCTCACGCATAGCGCAGTAACTAATCTTTTACACTTTCATTTATCATGGCTGACGAAACCGACAACGACAGTAACGACGTTAACATCTCGAAGCTCCGCGAACTGGCTCTCAGAGGGAAGAACTACCGCGAGGAGTTTAAAACGAGCTACCTCGGGGAGAGTCTGACTCTCTACCTCAAGCCGCTGACCGACCTTGAGTTCCTTCCGATTGCGGCTTTCCTCGAAGACAAGCTGGAGATGGACACCGAGGAAGCGAAGGAACGCATCGAGGAGGAGAGAGAGGCGGGCGAAGACGACTCGATTGATATTGCGAACTTCGACAAGGAGTTCGTCGGTATTATGCAGGAAGCGGCGGCGAAGGGCGTTGACACCACGCAGGGTGACGCCGAGGGTCTTGAAGACGAGATGGTTCTCGAAACTATCCGTGACCTGATTGGCGGCAAGTCCATCGAGATTGCGGAGCGTGTGCTGGACATTTCCAGCAACGCAGAGGACGCTGAGAAGTTTCGCAGATAGTGGGGCCGCGAGCGTAATCTTCGGCCTCAAGTCGGAACTTGATGCTGGTTTCGTTGGCTCAGACGACCAGCTCGAAATGACTCCGTTCCAGCGGCAGATATTCGAGGCCGAGAAGGTACGCGAAAACCGCGAGCAGGAGAAGAAGATGGAAGCCGCTCAGAACGGTGACTTGGGCGGCGGAGGTCGCACTCCAAACTCGGCACACCCGAGCGTCGGCGGCGGTAATGGTCGGCGCTCTCGGAGTGAGACAGTACGGTATGTGAACGACAGTTCCGAAGAAAATCCAGAGGCGAACGTCACGTTCGTTGACTAATTATGTCTGTTACAATCGACCTCGACCTTCAGGCCGGGGACGTTATGGCGAAGTTGGGCGAAGTCAAGGGTCAGCTTGAGGCTCTTGAGGACGACTTCGACTTCTCCTTTGACGGCGACTTCAAATCTCAACTGGATGATATTGCGAAGACCCTCGATGGGTTAGGCGACAATCTGGTTGACGACCTCGATGATGTTGCGTCCCGGCTTGAAGAACTTGAAATTGATACTGGCGCTCCCGTAGGAGGGGGCGATTCCGGTGGAGACACCGGGAGTGATAGCGGAGATAGATATACCACCTCGCGTTCGGGCGCGGGGATGAGTATGCGGGAAATTCTGCGCCGGATGGAAGGCGCGGGATTCGGCACGAGTGCGAACGACGTGGGTAGTGCCGACCTCGACTTTGAGGTTGACCGTCAGAGAAATATCAAGAAAATAAACGATGCTCTTTCGGAGACGCTTGGTGACGGCCTTCTCTCTGGATTCGTAACGAGTAACGTCCCGTGGGGCGGTGTGTCCTCGGATAGAGATTCGGGGGTCGCAACGCTTCTTGACGCGAAGGGTGTCAAACCCGACAGTCTCCGGCTTGGTCGGATGGGGAAAATGACCAAGCGGATGAGCGGTCGTGTCTCGAACCTTCGAGGCATTATCCGTAGCGCGATTCCCTCGATGGCGAAGTGGTGGCAACTGATTGCTCTCGCGCTCCCGGCCCTGATTGCGTTCGCTGTTCAGGCGTCCGGTGTTGCTACCTCGATGCTCGCTATGGCCGGTGCTGGTGCGGCGTTCATCGGCCTCGGTTTGGTCGGCCACGGTAACAGTATGGCCGAGTCGTGGCGGAACGCTCAGGCTCAGCTCTCCCAACTGAAGGAAGACCTGTACGAGACGTTCCAGCCCTCGATGCAGACTTTCGCTCCGATTCAGGCCGCCGTCTTTGACGTGCTTCCCGTTCAGCTCGGGAAGGTCAACGACGCGCTGAAAGAGCTTGCTGGAACCAGTTACCAGTACGCTCTGTTCGACGGTCTTCGGGGTATGACGGATTGGGTTGCCGAGCTTATCTACACGATGGGCGACCTCGATGATATTGCCAGTCAGGTCACAATGCGGTTTGGTAGCATCATCGGGACGAAGATTATCGACTTCTTCGAGTGGGCGACCATCGAAGCGTACCGGAATCAGGAGAGCCTGATTAAGCTCGGTGGCGTGATTATGTCCGTCATTGAGATTATCTACAATCTCTCTAAGATATTCGCTCACCTCGTGGTGATGCTGGCCCCGGTTATTGACGCGGTGGTTTGGTTGACTCAGGTTATCAGTCAGCCGATGTACCGGGCGCTCGCGTCGGTTATCGTCATGTTCACGCTCATCGGAGTGGTGCTGGCGAAGACCATCGTGACGATGGCGAAGGTTCGCGTTGCGTTCCAAATCCTCGGGATTACTGGTTCGAGCGCGATGGCCGGACTCGCTTCGAGTGCGGTTGGTGCTATGGCGACCGTGAAAGGCGCGGTTATGTCTGCGGTTGCTTCACTCGGCCTTCTCCAAGCGGCTCTGGTCGCTACGGGAATCGGCGCTCTGCTGGTCGGTGGTGGCTACCTCGCTTACAAGGCGATGAAGCCGAAAGGCCCGCCGACCACGGGTAGCGGTGCGAATTACGGCGGTGCTGGCTCGGGTAGTACGGTTGTCAACGAGGGAGATACCTACAACTTCAACGTTGATGGGTCGGTTGACGGCCCGACCGAGCAGAAGATGTGGGACGTAGCGACTCTGAACAATCAGACCGACTCCACTCGGTCGCTCTCTCTTAACAGCGGTGAAGGAACCTAAATGAGTAGTTCTGAATATAACTTCGATGAAGACCCAATCTCGGAAGGGCCAAACGAAACTATCACGTTCCGAGTTGTCGCTTTGGGGAACCCCGAAACCGACAACGATGGAAGTGATGGCGAAGTAAATCGGCCTGCTCTTTTCGAGTTCGCGCCGATGTTCTATCCCGACCGCTTCGTTCAGAAGTTCGACAAAGAGCTACGACGCGAGGGACAGCAATGCCGTGGTGAGGACATTTCTATCAAGAAGATGAAGAACTCCGAGTTTCACGCTACTGGAGTTATTCTTGAGGAAAATCTCCGCCGCGTTCAGACGCTTGCGGAACACGACGGCGTTGTGGATATGTTCACTCCGATTTCGCCTCAGGGCGGGATGGAGTGCTACGTGAAGGGTGGGGACGTTGGCGAGCTATCGGGTTGGAATCCTGTTAAGAAGCAATGGATGTTCAAATACACGCTCGATTTCGTCTCTACTGGTCTTGACGAGTTTGGCAACGACACCGAGAACGATATTGTGAGCGAGCTTATCGGATGAATTGCGAAGACGCTGAGGTTTCCTTTGCGTTCATCGGAGAGGATAACGACCTCGATAATCCGATTCTTGAGATTCGTCCTCTCACGATGGACTTCCAGAGGAATGTCAATAAGTTCGATTTCGTTCGCTCGAAGTTCTCTCAAGGAGTGGCCCAACACATCGAGTCGGCAGTCCTTGATGAAGACGGTCTACTTCACCGCCCTCGTCCTGTTGTAATCAAGCTCGGCGGAGAGGCTATTCACCGGATGATTTACCTCCCCGACGCGGTTCACTTCGGGGCTAACAACGTCCACATCGAGCTTCACGACTGTCAGAAGTATCTCGACCGTGGCGTTGTGGATTATCAGCGGCAGAACGTCCGACTCGAAGAAGCGTACCGCTACGTGTTCAACCAGCGGGATACGTCGAACGGGGTCATGTTCTCGGGAATCGAGTTTAATGCCCCCGGCGATGCTTACGAACAGCTCGACAGCCGGATGAAGCCCGGTGGGTGGTTCCTTGACTTGAAGAACCGCAAGACGTGGCGGATGATTGAACAAGCCCGCAGAGACCAGACCGGCTCGTTCGAGCCAAAGCACGAGGAAGACGTTATCCGCGACCTCGAAGCCGAGAACGTCCACAACATCATCGACGGGCACTACGCTCTGGACTTCAAGCAGGTGTCTCCTTGGGAGGCAATTCTCGAAATGAACGAGAAGTTCGGAGTCACAACGTGGGTGGCCCCGGACGGGAAGTTATGGGTCGGTAGTCGGCAGGCTACTGGAATCGACCACTTGGCGGCTCCCGACGACCCTCGTGTGTGGAAGCTGATTGACTACAACATCAATCCACCACGCGACCCGATTATGAAGGTCGTCGTTCGAGGGAAGCAGGTTCACGACCCGAACGATAGTCTTGCCGACAACATCGGGGAGTTCGTGAATCAGGGCCGCAACATCTTGGACTTCCGCATGGAGGGTGTTGCTGAGCGTCCCGACCTCGACTTCGGACGTATCATCGAACCCGAAGACCTCGATGCGTCTGCCGACGCGCTGAAAGAGGTGGCGAAGCAGAAGATGATGAACGAACAGCGGAAACAATGGAGCGGAAATCTTGAAGTTCTGCCTTCGCACTCGGGCGATATGTGGACTGACGTTCGGGATGTTCAGATTGGGGACAACATCGTTACTGTTCCCGCCGAGAACAACGGCGATTCCTGTAAGTCTAACGTCCAGTTGGAGAAGTTCTCCGTTACTGGTGTCCAGCACAATCTCACCGAGGACGGTGAGTGGTCGCTCCGACTCGATGTGGTTCCGGTGATGGACGGACACCTACACCCGGACAGAGTGAAGGTCTACAATCGCTACTTCGACCCGACGAGTGGCGATTACGTGGACGAGGAAACCTACGAGGCCCGCAAAGACGACAACGAGGGCTTCCAACTGAACGACATTATCTGATATGATTCACGGAATTGTTACATCTACGACGGTCAGCTCCGGTATTCTTCTCGCTGATGTTCAGGTGGCACGCGCGGGGGTAACTTACAAAGAAGTGCCAATGATGCACCAGCACCCCGGACACATCCAGTCTATCACGGAGGGTTCTCGCGTCTTGATGGAAAAGACCGAGGACAATCTAATGGTGATTCTCGGGGTTCTCGAAACCGACGAGTCACTACTTCCAGACGATGTGGAAGGGTACGAGCAGACCATGAAGTTCGATGATGGGACGAAGCTTGAGTTCTCGAAGAACGAGGACGGAAGCTATGATACTCGTCTTACTGCTTCTGACGACCTAACTATCGAGTCGAACGGGTGGGGTATGCGTACTGGTCGTGACGGGCATATCCAATTCAAGTCTAACTCGGTGGACTTCGACACGAGCGGTACTCCATTTGAGGACAGCTCTGACGGTGGTTCTACTTCGGACGGTTCTGGTTCTGACGGCTCTACTTCTACTGATACAAGCATCGAGGAGTCTGACCTCGCCTTCGATACTGCGACTCAGGCCGAGCTTGATGCTCACGCAGGAGATGGAAGCGCACACCACTCTCGGTACACGGATTCGGAGGCGGTTTCGGCTATCGAGGCCCTGACCTCTACGTTGGGAGTTGACATTTCGGGCGATGCCGACACGGTTGATGGAAAGCACGCTTCGGAGCTTGGTGGAGCTTCGAGTCACGACCAGCTAACGAACGTCAATACTGACGACCACCATACTCGGTACACGGACTCGGAAGCAGTAGCGGCTGTTGAAGCGATAGCTAACGCCCTCGATGTGGATATATCAGGAAATGCGAGTACGGCGGATACAGCAGGTGACGCTGATACCGTTGATGGAATTGAGGGTTCGGATATTACGACCGGAGGGCAAGAAATTCATTTCCAGTCTACTGAACCAACTAACCCGTCCGAGGGCGATATTTGGATTAAACCGTAGATATGGTTGAGTTCTATTATCGTTCTGGTTCTTCTTGGAAAGATATGGCAAATTCTTATGTTTACGTAAACGGTTCGTGGGAGGAGATTACACGGAAACAGACTACACACATCGAATCGTTCACTACTACCGGGACTCACACTTGGTCGAACCCCGGAGTTAGTGAAGTTGAAGTTCTCGTCGTCGGTGGTGGGGGCGGAGGTGGTGGCTCTCCACACGGCGCTGGTGGGGGTGCTGGCGGTCTGATTCACAAGACCTCCTATCCAGTTTCGGGAGACGTGACCCTCACAGTCGGCGCTGGAGGTGCTGGAGGTGAAGGTGACAACGGCGATTGGGACACCTCGCACGGTCACAACGGCGAGGACTCCACCTTCGGTGACTTGACGGCTATCGGTGGTGGGGGCGGTGGCGCTTACACATCAAGAATCTCGTCTGATTACGGCGGTAGAGATGGGGGTTCTGGTGGTGGTGCGACAGACGAGAGCCAACCCGGTTCCGCACTTCAGCCTGCTACTGACGGCGGATACGGTCACGGAAGTATTCACGGCCGAATCAACGAATACTCGTCCGGCGGTGGTGGGGCGGGTGAACCCGGTGACGCCGATGGGGACTCCCAAGGTGGTGACGGTATGGACTTTAGCTCGACCTTCGGCACTCAGTACGGCGAAAACGGTTGGTTCGCTGGTGGTGGCGGTGGTAGTGTCTATTCTACTACGGCATCCGGCCCGAACGGTCGTTCTCTCGGAGGTAACGGCGGTGGGGGTAACGGGGGAGTCGAAGTCTCGGATGGCTCCGGTCTAAACGTCGGTGAAGACGCAATGCCCAACACCGGAGGGGGTGGCGGCGGTTCAGAGCGTGATAGTTCTCTCTCCGCAAGCTCAGACGCATACGGTGGTGACGGTGGCTCTGGTATTGTTATCTTGAAGTATGTCTACTAAAAAAATCTCAGTTCACGGGACGTTGTGTGAAGCTGACGGCCACCCTTCGGAGTGTCAATCTACGGTGACGGGACAGACGAAGGACGCTGACGGGGATAAATCGGTGACTATCAACGACGTTCCTATCACCGACCACAACGACTCGATGCACTTTCCCTCTCATGCTCACGCATATAGTGGCGACCCACCGGCTTGTACGAGCTATTCGTCCCACGACCTCGTTCCCGACGAGAATCCGTCTATCACGGTGAATGGTAGTCCTGTCGTTCGGGTCGGTGACTCTACGAGTGACCCCGGAGCGGGGACGGCGAGCGTGGTGAATAGTGGCGAAAACGAATCGGTAACGCACACGGAATAGCTTACATCATATATAAACCCTTTACCATTAATAGTAGTAGAGAAAGCCCTTCTCCCCCATTTCTATGCTGGATTTAGCCCTTAATAGTGACTTCTCTGTTTTTCTGGACGAAAGTGGCGACCTTGCTTCAGTAAGTGGGCGCGAGGAGTTCGAGCAGGCGGTCGTTATTCTGTTGACTGAGCTGATGCGGAACTCCGCTATCGGTGAATTTGACGAGACGACCATCAAGCAGAAGCTCAAGCTTGAAGCGTCCCGAGTCGCGCGGAGACACGATTATCTGTCAAGCGTTGACGGCATCGAGGTTTCTCCGCACGACAGCGACCCCCACAAATACGTCCTACGTATCAACTACGAATCAAATCACGTTTTCGAGGAAGCAATTAGCGAATGACAATTAACGACGACGGCTCTTTCGACGGCGATACTGAGGAGGAAATCCTCGATGCGATGATTGCCGACGCGAAGCAGTATTGGTCGGAGGACATTAAGGAATCTGACCTTGCTGTTATCCGTCAATTCTATCGACCTATCGCTAAGCGTCTTGCTCAGGCGCAGAACGATATTGGACTCGTCCTTGAGTCCACACAGATTGACAACGCAGAGGGTTCTGCCCTCGGCCTACTGACGGCACTCATCGGGGTGACAAGACAGCCTGCGGCCCGCTCTCGGGGCGAGGTTAAGTTCTCTCGGCAGAACGTAGCCGAGATGGACTATCACGTTCCAGCGGGGACGGAGGTTCAGACTCGGAGCGACCCTCCGATTGAATACGTCACGACTGAGGGCGCGGTTATCAAAGAAGGCACTAAGACGACCACGGCCCCGATAATTTCGGTTGAACCCGGCGCTAACGCGAACGTCGGGGCTAACTCGATTACGGCTCTCCCGGTTCCGCTGGCTGGAATCGAGAGTGTCACGAATCCGACTAACACGACCGGCGGCGAGAACCGCGAGTCGGACGAAAACCTCCGCGAGAGAGCAAAGGAGGAACTTGCTGAAGGTTCGAGTGCGACCGCTCCCGCTCTTGTAAGTGCCGTTCAGGGAGTTAAGGGAGTCACTTCGGTCAGTATTCTAATCAACGACAAGAAGGAACACAACGGTCGGGGTCACAACCTCCCGGCCAACTCCGGTGAGCTGGTCGTGACCGGGGGAGACGACTCTGATATTGCTCAGGCAATTTTGGAGACGAAGGGGATGGATTCGACCCTCGTGGCGGGGGTGAACGGCGTTTCCGTCTCGGGAACGCTTGCTGAACTTCCGAACGGACAGACGCACCCGATTGACTTCTCGCGGGCGAATCCTGTGACCATCTACATCGAGGCAGATATTCAGGTCGATTCTACCTACGAAGAAAACAACGAGATTCTGAACAACATCATCGACTACGTTGGTGGAAAAACCACAGACGGCTTCGAGAAGGATGGAGAGCTTGGTGTGACTGACGATGTTCTTCACGGCGAAATCGAGTACCGGATTCGAGAGATTCCCGGCGTCTACGACGTTACGAGTCTCAAGATTGGCCGCACCGACCCGCCGGAATCCACGAGCAACATCAACATCGGGTCGATGGAGGAAGCTCACACCGACGCTCAGACGGACATTACGCTCAACACGAGCGAGGTGTAACTGAATGGCGACGATTCACGAGGAGGTAGAGCAACTGGTTAGCTCCCTCCCGTCGTACTACGATGACGACAATGAGGGCGGGAATTGGAAACTGCTCGATGCTGTTGGTCGCCAAGTCGTTGACCTCGATGGAGATATTGAGGAGATTGACGGCGAGACGACCGTTCAGGAAGCACTCGAAGTTGACTCGCTGGAGGAGCTTGCTGGAATGGTTCAGCTCAGGCGGCGCTCCGGTGAAGGACGCGACCACTACCGAGCGCGGATTATCGCGGAATACCAGCTCAACACGAGCGAGGGAACTATCGAGGACGCTTTCAACTCGATGGCGACCATCCTCGGGTGCGAGGTTGAAGACCTCTGGTTTCAGGATTGGCGGTTCCTATTCGGTGAAATTCACGACCGAACGGTATGTTTCCTCTTACCATACGACGACGTACAAAACCTCGACCTTTCGGGAGAGGAAATCTCGAAAATCGTCCAGAAGCTCGCGCCTGCCGGGACTACGGTAAAGTCTCAGTATAACGGCTCGCTCCGGTACAAGTCCAAGGAGGACTACGAGGAGAAAAACTGGAACGGTTACGATGGCGGCTATGATGCTCTTGACTCCGAGGGCAACCCGACCGGAGAGGGCGGGACAAAAGGAGGACTTATCTAAAGAATGGCGTACACTTCTAAACTCAAGGAATGGGGAGCCGTCGCTGAGGAGCGTTCGGAGTTCCCCGATGGGTACAGGTACACGAAGGAAAACCCGCCCGTCACGCACTACGACAACTTCCTCGTACACAATCTCATCGAGGATGTTCAGCACCTCGTTGACCTCACGAACGCAATCGACCCCGACAACGACGGGCAGGTTGCTGACGCCGAGACGGTTCAGGGGAACACCCCGGAACAGCTTGGTGGATTCCAGTACGTTCAGGGAGCTAATCCCGACGTTGGAAACAAGGGGACGACGTGGCTGAAGAACACCTCGAATCTTCTGTTCGTCTCTGACGGAGAGCGGTACGATATTGAGCCTGAGACGGGCTACGACGAGACGCACGACTTCAGCGGCTCCGAAGGCTTTTCGCTGACCCACGAGACTCCGGCGAGAACCCGACTCGATGCGGGGAGTCTCAAGCTCATCAACGAGCAGGTCGTCGCTGACTTCAACTCTGGTATCTCTCCAGACCACGGAGCGTGGTCGTGGAGTAGCACTTCGGGCATTAGCCACGACTCGGCAAACGGTAGAGCCGAGATTACTTCGAGTGGGGACGCAACGACGCCTCAGCTCCAGCGGGACGTTCCGGTGGCTCAGGATATTGAGTTCGCCTTCTCGGTGTCGGAAGACACGGCGAACATCAACGACGAGTCTATCATCCGGCTTGACGACGAGAACGGAAATCGTGAGCTGGAGATTCAGTTTAACGATGGTGCTGGAAACGTCTCTCTTAGTGACGGCACGGAACTTCTCTCGTCGTGGACTGCCGGACAGACCTACGTGTTCGAGGTTGACCCCGACTTCGGGGCTGGAACCGTTGATGTGGTAATCGACGGTCAGACTATTATCAGCGGTCGCCCGATGGATGCGACTGGTATCTCGAACATCTGGTTTGGCTCGAAGACCACGGACTCCGGTTCTGTCCGTAGTGTATTCGTGGATAATGTCCACACCGGAGCGAGAGAGTACGGCGAGGTCGTCGTGTCTTGCCCGGAACCGGATTCACGCATCGAGGGGTGGGATTTGCTCCGCTTCGACCGAACGATGGCCGGAGAAAGCGTCGTCGTTGACGTGGAAGACGAGACGGGCACTACGCTTGTCTCTGATATTCAGTCGAACGAAGACCTCTCTTTGGCTATCGACGCGGCGACGAACCCACAGGTTCGCGTTACGTTCTCTCGGGAAGATACGACGAACAACCCGTCGTTCGATTACCTCTACCGGCGCTGGAGCCTCCGGCCCGGAGACAACGGTGTGAACATCCGAGCCTTCGGCTCTGGTGGCGAGGACAACGTTCACGAAATCAACTTCACGGCCCCCGTTACGAAAAACGAAGATGGTCGTGTGACAGTTGACCTCGACCCGAGATACGTTAACGAGACAGGCGACTCGATGAGTGGCGACCTCGATGTGAACGCGAGCGTCCAAGTCGGTGACGACCTCGTTCTTGACGACGATGATGGACAGCAGTTTATCGTGGTCGGAAAGGACTCGGATACCCTCACGATTGCGGAATCTGGAGGTTCTGAGTTTGAGCAGATGGACGTGAACGCGCGGAAGTTCACGAAGCAGGGACACGAAGTTTGGCACGAAGGGAATCGAGCCTATCAGGTTCGCAAAAACAACTTCATTAGTGTAAAACTTTCACGGAGATAACTAAAAATGAGCAACATTAATTACGGTGCTGGTATCAATGGAGATGTTACCTTCTCCTCTAACGGAACACTCAGTCGCTTTTCGAGTTTCCGAAATCTGACTATCAACTCGGGAGTGACTGTTACAGCCCCATTCGGTGCTGTTATTCAGGTTTCTGAAACGCTAACTGTTAACGGGACTCTCAAAGTCAATCGCCGCGTCGGTTCTGGTTCTAACGGCGGCGGTGGAAACGGCGGGGACGCTGGCGGGAGTATATTTATTCTCGCCAAGAACGCAGGTGGCGATGGTGTAATTCGAGCGAACGGGCAGAACGGGGGGAATACGAACTCAAGCGGCAACTCATACAACAACAATAACAACAGACAGTCTTCTGCCGCTCCCCCCGCGATTGTGGCCCGCGATACGCAGATGATTTCCAGCGGCGCTCAGGGAGGCCACGACGCAGGTGAGCAATCGGGCGGTGACAACGGAAATTCCCGAGAGTCGATTGTGGAAGCAGACCTACTCCCCGTGTGGCTCGAAGACTGGCTCGTTTCGGGTGGCTATGTGACGCAGACCCCGATGGCGAAGCTCGTATCGGGAGGTGGAGCCGCTGGCGGAGATGGCGGTGGTGACGACAACAACAATAACAGCTACAACCGCCCCGGCGGTGGTGGCGGTGGAGGTGCTGGCGGCTCCTTCGGGGGTCGCGGTGGTAATGGAGGCAACGGCTCAAATGGGAATGGCAACAGCAACTCCCACGGTAGAGATGCTGGTGGAGGTGCTGGAGCTGGTGGCCTCATCGTTCTGGTGAGCGAAAATATCAGCGGCAGTCTCACTACCGAGGCAAAAGGAGGTACGGGAGGTACTGGCGCAAGCGCCAACGGCAACGAAGGCTCCGGCGGCTCCGGCGGTGGAGGTGGCGGTGGAGCTATTATCGTTGTCAGCCCCGGTGATATTCCGGCATCTTACGAGGTTGCTGGTGGGGGGACTGGAAACGTCAGACCCGGAAACAGCGGTGAAGAAGGAATCTTCGTTCAGTTCCCACTTTCGGTGATTGGATAATGGCACGAGTAAAATACGTTCTTCACGTTCCTCCGGGCTACGACGGCCCGGTTGACCCGATTGTAGATGATGTCGAAGTTGATGAAAGCGTTACAGAACCCGGCGTAGAAGAAGTCGCCGTGTCTGAAGCCGGTGAGGGTGTTCTTGACCGGAATCTCGTCAACAACAACCGGAAGGCTCGAATCTCTGAAGCAATCGAGCAGTACGAATTGGAGACGGCTAAAGCCGACCCTGATACTCAGGTTCAGTTGGCCGCTCTTGAAAAGGCAGTCTCCTATATGTGGGATGTTGTGAGTGGCGAAGACGTTGGTTCTGCGGCGGTTAGTGAGGATACTTTGGTGGCTGAAAATCCCGACGACTCGACTGACGACTCGACTGACGACTCTATCGACGGCCCTACCTCGGCGTAAGCCGGGGGTCTTTTTTATCTATGTTACCGAAATTTCTGCTTGGTAGTGACGACGATTGGCAAGAAGGTCTACGCGGCTGGCTTTTTCCACGACTACACCCTCTCCTGACCCTATTCGATGGGTATGGAATCGGGAAGTGTGGCTGGAATCAGTACGTCGGGACGTTCGATGAAGATGAGGAAAGCATCGAGGTGGAGTTGGAAGACGTTTCCTTCCGACGTAACCCGATTGCCGCGTACAAATCTCTCCCCGATGGACGCAAGAGCGAGGGGTCGTGGGTTCTTCTAAGCGAGGACGCTCCCGACCACGTTGCTCCGGGGATGCAACTTCACGTAACGATGTTTGAGCGCGAGGATGGGCAAAAAGGCCGCGAGCTGTACGCCCACTACGAGGACGATTGGAGAGCGTCCCCCTCCGCGCATCTCCGTGCTAAGAATTTCAACGCCGACGCTGGCGTTTCTATCGCACGAGATTATTTAGACGAGAGAACGTTCCTCGTCCGAAAAGAAAAGTAGTCAACTAATTCCGGTGGAACGGGCAGGAAGAACCTTCAGATTCATCTTCACCCGACTCTACCGCTTCTGGAGGTAGCATCCGCGACCCCTGCTTGTGTTGCCACCGATTGTCGCGGTACATCGACTGGTGGGCGCTAATCTCGTTCTTCGTTCTACGAATCTCCATGTCTTCTTCTTCGGTCATGGGCCGGGAGGTCGCGTCAGTCAGCATCGTATCTCGGTGGAACGGAATCACCTGAATGATGGGACTTCCCTGTGGTACGACTCCTTCAAAGTCACCACCAGTCCACATGAACGGAGCGTTGATGTTGTTGAAGTAGCTGTCAACGTCAACGATTCCAGAGAACGGAGTGAACGGCTGGCCGGGGCGGTTCATCGGGTTAGTGACGAGTACCGAGTAGCCGTCTGGAACCTTTATCGACCAATGGTTGATGAACTTCAGAACAGGCCACTCGTGATTGGGGAACATCTCTCCCCCGACCTGAGACAAGCTGTGCGGTGAAATAAGCTCTCTCTGGAAATCCCATTCGTACTGTACGTACCCATCTTCCGCATCGAAGTAAACTTCACCACACAGAGGGACGATGAATCCCATCGTCATTGCCTCCATGAACGGAGCGCACCGCTTCACGGTTGAACGGGCAACTCCATTCCGCTCGTTGGTGGAGCCAAGCTCTCCATTTCCTTCGGTGTATTGGCCGAGCTTCTTGTACCAATCCGGCAGTACCTTGTTCGCGGGAAGCGGCTCAGGAATCGCCCCGTACAATTCTTCCTCGGTAACGAACTCGATGAGCTGGTCTTCTTCCGGTTCTTCTTCTGCTGGCGTGCCGTCAAGTCGAACCTTGTTAGAGAGGTCACTAACGGCGTTGGTTACACTCGAAAAATCCATCTTCACTCTAACAGACGTGAGCCAAGGACTTAAAGATACCTATTTGAGTCTTTAACTTGAAACTGATATGATACCTGAAATCGCAAACACCCCACCCCTCGTGGCGTGGGCACTCGGATTCTTCATGGCATTGGCACTCAAACGAGGTCGCGTTCAGCAGATACTCGACCGATTCCTCCCAACAGACGACTGACACTCTAAGAACAAAGTCGGTATCTTTAAGTCTTTAGTTACCGTCTATTAGAGTGAGGAGCTTGCGACGAAGCGAACCTAACAGGTTCACTCGAAATCCACCCCATACTACCTACTGTGGTAGTATGGGGACTTTTTCCATCTAAGTGATTCACTTAGTAGAGACTGAGAAAGAACAAACACCTCGATGTAGTGAATCACTCTGAGTAGTTCACCTACTATATTACTATACTATACACACAATGTCCGTAGTCACAACTGAAACTGAAACAGAAGAACAGACCGTTGAAACCCCCATCAAGACCGTTGACGAATCGCTCACCGTAGAAGACCGCCTTACTGATAACGCCCTTCATGGAATCCTCCCGGCCCGCTACTTCCGAAAAGACTCGGAGGGTAACATCATCGAGGGGGCTGACGACCTGTTCCGACGAGTCGCTGAGAACGTCGCCGGAGCCGAGGAAGACGGGGACTTCGATACGTGGGCCGATGAGTTTGAACACCAGATGAAGACGCTCCGGTTCATGCCGAACAGCCCGACGCTGATGAACGCCGGGACGGACATGAATCAGCTCTCTGCGTGTTTCGTAATCGAACCCCGCGACGACATGGAAGACATTTTCGAGACGGCTCAGCAGGCCGCTCTCATCTTCCAGAGCGGGGGTGGCGTCGGGTACGCCTTCTCCCACCTCCGACCGAAGGGAGCCTTCATTAATTCGACTGGTGGCGAGGCGTCCGGCCCGGTGAGCTTCATGCGGGTCTTTGACGAGACGTGTAATCAGGTGAAGCAGGGCGGCAAGCGTCGTGGCGCTCAGATGGGTATTCTCCGCGCCGACCACCCGGATATTGGTCGGTTCATCGTGGCGAAGCGAAACGAGGGCGAGTTTGCGAACTTCAACATCTCGGTCGCTACGACGGACAACTTCATCGAGGCAGTTGACGCTCAGGAGTCCTATACCCTGTACGACCCGGAGACTGACTACGAGGAGCCGTACACGGTGCGAGAGCTGTCGGCCCACTTCTACTCCCCGGAGTATCAGGACAACCCGCGTGACGCCTTTGACGACGGCGAGGGCGCGGTCGTGGAGGAGAACCTGTGGCGGGACTACGCCGACGAAATTGAGTGTGAGCTGTACGGCGAGCGAGTCACGCTCCGCGAGAAGTGGGAGGGTCACGAGGGTCTTCGGCTTGAAGTTGGTGAGCCGATGGAGCTTCCCGCCGCGTTCATTTGGGACGTGATGATTGACGGGGCGTGGCGGAACGGTGAGCCGGGCCTGTTCAACTTCGAGGAGTCGAACCGCCAGCACTCGTTCGACGTTGAGGAGTATCCCGAGTTCCGCATGAACGCGACTAACCCCTGCGCCGAGCAGATGCTCGTGGAGTACGAGGCGTGTAACCTCGGCCACATCAACCTCTCTCTGATGCTCAGCGAGGATGCTCCGACCTACGACGAGTTCCTGAGCGACAAGCTGGAGGACGTAGCCAGCGGCGACCTTTCGACTCGGGAGGCCGTGGAGTGGTACTTCGAGACTGCCGTGGACTTCAACGAGCTGGACAGAACCATCGAGGCGGGTACTCGATTCCTCGATAACGTAGTCACGCAGTCCGACTTCCCCATCCCCGAGATTACCGAGCGCGTCGGTGGGATGCGGAAAATCGGACTCGGAATCATGGGCTTCGCGCAGATGCTCTACCAGATGGGCGTCCCCTACGGCACGCAGGACTCCTACGAGGTCGCGCGGTGCGTCATGCGATACATCGACCGGAGGGGGACGTGGGCCTCTCACCGGCTCGCTCTCGAACGTGGGGCGTTCTCCTACTGGGACAAGTCGAAGTACGCTGACCCGACCGAGTACGACGAGTGGTTCGCCGCTCGCACGGGGCTTGACCCCGAGGATTGGGCCGGTGGCTTCCCCATCCGCAACCACAACATCACGACTATCGCTCCGACCGGAACCACCTCGATGATTGGAAACACGACGGGCGGGTGTGAGCCTGCCTACAACGTGGCGAACTTCAAGAACGTCTCCGAGGACATTCAGGGCGACGACCTGCTCGTGGAGTTTGACGACTACTTCCTTCGGACGCTGGAGGAAAACGACCTCGATGTGGACGCCGTGAAGGAGGAAGCGGAGACGCTGATGCGGAACAACGAGTTTGATGGAGTCAACGACCTGTCGATTCCCGACGAGATTGCGGAAATCTTCGTCACGACGCAGGACTTGTCCTCTGAACAGCACGGGCTGATGCAGAGAGCGTTCCAAGAGTTCTGCGACTCGGGCATCAGCAAGACGGTCAACCTCCCGAACGAGGCGACACACGACGACGTGGCGGATGCCTACCAGCTTGCCCTCGATGAAGGCCGACGTGGCGCGGTTATCAAGGGCCTGACCGTGTACCGTGACGGCTCCCGCGACCAGCAGGTTCTCACGACTCGTGTGGACAACAATCTGGACGACGAGGGCGACCGCGACGACGACCTTCTCGAACTATACCTCAAGGGCGAGGTGAGCGAGAAGGCGGCGGTTCAGCTCGGTATCGTTAGCGAGGACGACGTGGGTTCGGATACGCTCACCTGCCCGGAGTGTGGTGACGGTGAGCTTGAGAAGACGGACGATTGCGCGGTGTGTCCCGAGTGCTGGTTCTCGCCGTGTAAGTAGACCTTCGCGCTAAATTCGATTGGCTGAGTCAGAAGACCTCCATGTATTCGTCCACGACCTCCCTCTCCTCGTCGGTTAACCCGAATATGTCGTAGACCGAGCTATCAATCTCTCTTTCCAGTTCGTCAATACTCGCGTTCTCGATGGTTTCTCGGTCTTCTTCAAACGACTCGATGAGCTGTTCCACTCCCCGACGAGTCTGTGGTATCGGAATCGTCTGCTCCTCACCGCTTTTCATATTCCGACCGTCAACGGCGGCGTGAACGTACTTCGCTCGAAGTTTCCGTACCTCGCGGTTTCCTGAATCCATCACCGGATGAGTGATTTCGTCTGAACGACCAGCAGTAACGGCGAACCGGCCATCGGACTTCTCCTGAATATCCGCATTGACCGGGTATCTGCGAGTCTGCCACTCATAGTTGATGTAATCGAGGTTCCCGTCGTACTCACCAAGATACGCTTCAGGGAACCTATCAATCCGATTCTCCGTATCGAAGGTAGTCACAATATCGGAAAGGGTACTGTTGATACTCTCCCGCTGACTGTCGCTCCCCCACGAGACTGGTAGCGGTTCGAGATAGTGAGAGGTGTATTTGTAGTACCCTCCCATCTTGATGCTCGTGATGTGCTTGAGGTAGAAGTCAAGGACATTTGAGTTCAGGAGCGCGGCGAAAGTCTCCGTTCGGTTTTGATATTTCGGCTCCAACTGAACACCGTATCCTGCCTTGAAGTACCACGTCCCCTTTTCGTCCAGCATGAACGTGGCCTCACCAGCAATCTCAGCTCCGATTAGCTTCGGCTTCTCGAACCGCTCCATACTTTTCGGATAGCCGAAGGCATACCAATCGTCGCGCCCCTCCCACTTCCCACCTTCACGTCCCTCTAAGGTTTCCTTGTGGGCCTCGAAGTAATCCCACGACAGCGGGAGTTCATCCCTGATGTAATCCTCGGGGATGAGTTCAACATCACCATCGTCTGTCTCTCTGTACGGAGAGATAACGTGCTGTCCAGACCAATCACCCCGCCACCGCTCTATATCTCGACCCTGTAACCACGGCTTGAGAAGGTCTGTCTCAATCTCGTATTCCTTCTCCTCTCCTTGCGGAATTACTCTAACAACGTCTCCCTGTTCACCAGCCTCAATCCTATCCGCATTGACCGGAACAACAACGAAGACCTTGTTCGCACTCGTCTGTGTTCCCGCGAACGCGGAGTCCACGACTTCTTCGAGGGGCGAATCCCGGTTCTCGTCGAGCTTGTTCAGAATCTTCCGCTCCTCGGGAGGGCAGAGAGGCCAGTAGTTTTCGTCCAGCTCGGACTGGGGGTAGTCGAATACGTCAATATAGTCGTCGCTGTAACCGGGTTCTCCACGATGTTCTCGAACCCCCTCGATGATTTCTTCGTCTACCGAAGGCCCACTATCCTCATCCACGTTCCCTTTGACCCGGACACACCGAATCTCGTTGTTCTCTCGAACGTCCTCATCCGGCTCATCTTCCGCAATCACGATTGCCGGGTAGTTCGTTGCGTCCTCGAAGACTCCTGAATCACGGAAGTCGTAGATTTCATCGAGTCGGGAGTCTCGAAGCAGGACACGACGTATCCCCTCGCCGTAGTCCGTGACCATGAACTGATTGGGCGTAATGTACCCGAGCTTCCCATTTCCGTCTTTCAGGAAGTCAAGCCCACGCTCGTAGAAGGGGCAGTAGAGGTCGTAGTTCCCCGTGGTGGAGTCATACAGTTGTTCGAGCATCGCCTTCTGCTGGTCGGGGAGATGCTGGATACGAACGTAGGGGGGATTCCCCACCACGTAGTCGTAGTCCATGTAGTTCTTGACGACCAGAGCGAGAACGGTGTCCTCGAAGATTTTGAACAGGCGACCGTCGCCGTGTTCCTCACGGAGATACCGAACGGTGTTCAGAATATCGTCCACGTAGGGAGCGAAGAACTCCTCGATGCCGTCGTACTCTTGGTTTGTATAGCGGTAGATTCCCTGTTCAAGCCCACCGCTGTATTCCCACGTCTCCTCCTCCATATACCACTTCACAACGTCGAGAACGCCTTGTAGAGCCGCGAAGTATTCCCCGAAGTTGTGGATGCTGGCGTTCAGGCGGGCCGTGTCGTACAGCGGCATCCGAACCCGCTGAACGAGGAACCCATCTTCAGTCTCCTCTACTTCGTCTTCATCGACCTCCACGGGGAGCGGGACAGGAATCTTCACATCCTGATTGTCGTCCGTCACCCCATCGAGGGTCATTTGCTTCTGCCCGTCGTTCCCGAGGTCGATACCTGTCAGCTCACGCTCGTTCCGAAGCGTGTCTGTTCGGTAGATGGGGAGCCGACGAATAGTGAAGTCGCGGTTGTCCTCTTTCGCATCCCGATACTCGGGGAGGATAGCGACCATAAACCGAATCTGTGCCATCAGGACAGCGAACGGGTGAATGTCGAGGCCGACGATGTGGGGTGTCGTACAGAGGTCGGTGAGGTGTTCTTCCCAATCGGGGTCGTCGTTGTATCGCTTCACGTCCTCGATGTACCGATTTACGGCTTCCACGAGGAACGTCCCCGACCCGCAGGACGGGTCAATTAGCCGCTCACCAGAGACGCCGACGTTGTAATCAACGCCGTCCATAATGTAGTCGATGACCGGCTGTGGCGTGTAGAACTCCCCGAGAGCTTTGCGTGTCTCCGGGTCGAAGTAGTGCTGGTAGAGGTCGCCCAAGAGGTCGCCTTCGATTTCCTCGAAGTCGAACTTCAGGACAGAGAAGAAGACGTGGGCAATTGCTCGGCTGAATCGGTCGCGGGTCGCCGGACTGATTTTTGTGACCTCGCCCGTCCCCTTCGCTACGTCTTGGAACTGGCTTGCCCTCGATGCGTGGGAACGGGTCATTTGCTCCGCGAAGCCGTCAGTCCACCAGATGAAGATGTCGTCCTCGAAAAGGCTCTGAACGAGGTGTTCTTCCATATCCTCAATCAGCCCGTTGGCGGCGACGGGGTAGGCATCGAGGCTGATGTTGTCCCCGAATCCTTCGAGTCCTCTGAAGTATTCGCTCATCCCTCCGTAGGCGGTGTTTCGGAAGAAGTCGTGGTCTTCCGTCGCTTTGGCGAGTAGGAGCCGAGCGAGAAGCGCGTGGCCGCTCTCCAGACAAAACATAAAGTCACGAAGGGAGTGTTCCCCTCCGATGAAGGGTTCCCACGAGTCGGGCGTTTCGTCGGGTTCGCTCGCGTAGCTGGCTTCCCAAAAGTCGTAGGCCCCCGTCACAAACTTCGCATCTTGTTCATCTCTCAGCTCCACGAGCAAGTCCATCAGCGCCGTTATGAGGTCAGCGAATGGGCTGTTCTCCTCCAAGCGGAATGTGTCGAAGAAGTGTTCTCGCCCGAGGTCTGAATTGAGTTCTACCTCATCGAGCGAGGCGATGTATTCTTGAACACCATCAGGGTCAGTAATGTCCCATTCCGGTTTCTTGAGGGCAGATGCTATATCTGCGGCGTCACTCTCGGTCGCATTTTCGAGAGCAATTCCGACGATTCTACTACGGCCCTCCCGCTTGTAGAGCCTGAACTCCTCACCGTTCGTGAGAACCCCGTAGTCAGCTTTCAGCTCGTTAACGTAGTGGAAAAGCTGGTCTTCGTTAGGAGAGAGGTCACGTCCAGTTGTTTTGAACTCGAATACAGCGGTGACTGATTCGCTTTCGTCCAGAGTTACGTAGTCCGGTCGTCGGTCGTCGGGGAGAGTCCACTCGCTTCTCAGGTCGTACCCTGCGCCCTCGTACCCGAGAATACTAAAGAAGCTTTCATTAAGGAAGGCATTTTCAACGTCCTTCTCACTCATATCCGCATCGAGTCGGGATGCTATCCCGTGGAGGGATTCAAGAAACTCCGACGTATCTACCATAACAGACCACAAACAGCATACCTTCAAAAAGGTTGTATATGGGACGGGTTACTCAATCGTTAGGCCGAGGTGCGCCACCGAGTTCGATGCGTTGACTCAGGAAAAGATTTCTTCGGGGGAAACGTCGCCGTTGTGTTGACGCTCTTTTTCCCACTCTATTTCCCCTTCGACCATGCCGAAGATTTCTGCGGCGAGGTTTCGGTCTTCGTAGTCTCGGTCGAGGTCGTCCTTGATTTGTTCCATCTCGTGTTCGAGGAAGGCGAGGTGTTTCGGGGTGAGTTGCATATAAAGAACCACACACCGGGGGATTATAAAACGGGGGGTAGTGTTTTGGACTTCATTTCCCCACATTCGTTTGTGGAAACGGGGTGTCCACAGACGGCATACGGGGCTATACCCCCTATTTATTTATAAATAGGATTTGTAGTAGCTGGTACAGAGGCACGCAGAGGGGGAGTTACCGGCAAAGGTAGCCCCTTTCAGGGCCGAAGGCCACCTCGGTAAAGCGCGTCCTTGGTAAGGACGAGACCGGGGGTTCAAATCCCCCCTCAGGCTTTCAGCCTTCACGGGGATTCTCACCCCATTTTGCGTGCTTCTTGGAGACGAAACAATGCGAACCAAGAACGCACTCTACCCACAAACGACCACCACCGCGCCGTCTTGCGATTTGTGTAGTTGTCAGGACACTATAACGTGTAACCCCGCACGCGCGGGAACACAGAGTGGGGGGAACGGACGATGAACCAAACCGACCCCCTCGATAGCGTGGAAATGAGCGCGGCATCCGAGGATATACCACCCGCGCCCGAACCCATCGAGTTTGGATTCCCCCTCGTCAGCAAACGCTCACGAGAAGACCTCGAAGCCTTCGGCCTCAACATGGTCGAAGACTACCACGACTTCAAAGAGGAAGTTCTGACGTGGCTCGGCAACTACGGGAAGAATCCCGACAAGTACGAAGGACTCGCCCGCACCACGCTGGAGTCCACCCACTACAAGCTCGAAACCGTCTTCCGCTGGTTATGGAAATACGAGGGCCAATACACCACCAAGTTCACGCCCGAACACGCGGAGAAGTTCATCTCGCTGTTGAATCAAAGCGACTCGATGATTGACAGCACCGTGCTTCACCACGCGAAGGACATTCGCCGCTACTTCCGCTACTGTAACCACGCGCAGGGCAAAGACTACGATTGGGAACCCGACCTCGAACTCAGCCAGTCCAACGGCGACGAGCGAGACTACCTCCGACGAGCCGCGTTCGAGCCGCTGTATCAAGCCGCGCTCCAACACTCGTCGGTCAAAAGCTACTACTCGTGTACGCCGGAGGAACGCACAGAGTTGAAAAACTACGTCTCGATGCGTCTCCAAGTTCCGAAGGAAAAAGTCGGGGCTGACGAGTTCAAGAAAGCAAACTCGTGGAAGTACCCCTCGATGATAGCGACGACTCTGGATTGTGGGCTTCGACCCATCGAGGTTGGACGCGCCAAAGTCTCGTGGGTCAACCTCCAAGACAACGAGCTGAACATCCCGAAGGACGAGTCCACGAAGAACGAGGGCCATTGGAATTGCGCGATACAGAAACGCACCGCGAAGGCTCTCGAACGCTGGATGGAGGAACGCAAGACGATGGAGAAGTACGACGGTCGGGACGAGCTATGGCTCACGCAGAAAGCCCGGTCGTACACATCCGACTCGTGTAACGGCCTGCTGGAACGAATCATCGAGTCGGGGAACGTCCCGATACCCGAAAACCAGAAAGACGACCTCTCGTGGTACAGCATCCGCCACGGGGTCGCTACGTATTGGGCTAACCACGTCGGGCCTCACCACGCGAAAGAACAGCTCCGCCACAAGAGCGTCACGACGACGATGAAGTACCTCCACTCAGACTCAGACACCCGAGGGAGCGCCGTCGAACAAATCTGGTAGTCAAAGAGCTTCGACCGAGCGAAAACCAAGCTCGTTCAGGCGATACTCCTTCTTCCGACCATCCCCATCGAAGGGGCGCTTCTCCACAACGTCACGCTCGGATAGCTCCCACAGAATTTGGCTCACGTCGTCGGGGTCAATCCCACAATCCTCGGTGAGAGAATCCCGAATTTCGTTAGTCGTGTACCACCCGTCGCCGTTGTATTCGTATAGAAACTCCGCCAGCTTTCGAGTCCGAGAGCCGTCTTCAAACGTAACCACATCAGGCGGGTCAGACTCTCTTTTCTCTATCTCACTCCCCGTGATGTATTCAGTCAAATCAATCGGGGAGTCGGCCTCGATTGTGACCTTGATGCTATTGACTGTATCGCTAAAACCAGTCTCCTCGATGAATCTATTAAACGCTTGGAGTCCGTCATCCCCCGAAAGTTCCAGCGTCAAGACACCATCTGGTTCTTCAGATGCCATATACAGATGTTCGGTTGGAGGTCTGATAAAGTTACTACTTAAAATAAAAAAGACCCCTGACCACGGGGGGTCAGGGGTGGCAAACAGGGTTCTATTTCTTGAAGTTAATCACGGGCTTCAGCCGGTCAACGACTTCGGCAGTCGGGGTGATGTGTTCCTCGATTAGCTCCGGTGGCTTGTACGCTTCCGGCACTTCGTCGCCCGGAACCCGAGCAGAGTACGTTCCGTTGTCGTACATCCGCTTGCGGGCTTCGTCGGCGTCGAACTCCGAGTGCGCCCATCCACGGGAACCGAGTCGGCCCGCGCCGTGGGGAGCCGAGTAGTTGTATTCGGGGTTTCCGCGACCTCGGCAGAGCAGGGTTCCGTCTTCCATGTTCATCGGGATGGTGAACAGCTCACCGTTCTGAGCGCGGGTGGAGCCTTTCCGAATCACCATATCCTCGAAGTCCACGTAGTTGTGCGGGGAGTTGAGGAACTTGGTAATCGACGCATCGAGGGTTTCGGCCACCTCCTGAACCATGAGAAGGCGATTGAAGCTCGCGTAAGTCTGAGCGAGCATCATGTCGTAGTAATACCCGTAGGCTTCGCGGCCTTCGAGGTAGTCGAGGTCTTTGTTCCGGTTCGAGTCCGGGGAGTAGGACTCAATCTCCGACCCGATACGCTCGATTTCCTCGCCTTCGTTGTAGAGCCGAATCTTCTCCCAATCCGGGGAGCCGTCCGGGTTCGTGTAGTGCTTCAACCGCTCGCCCATCTCACTCCACTTCACGTCGGCGTCACGGTGTTCGGTCGCCTTCTCTTGCCAGTACGACGCGACCTTCTGACCGAGGTTCCGAGAGCCGGAGTGAACGACCACCCACATCTCGTCGGACACCTCGGACTCAGCCAGCTCGATGAAGTGATTACCCGAGCCGAGCGTCCCGAGAGAGCGGATTGCGTAGTCCACGTCGATTCCGACCCGCTTACACATCTTCTCGAAGTAAGACGGGCGGAACATCCCCTCGTCCCTACTCTCGTAGTCGAAGTCCATCGCGTCGTAGAAGTGGAGTAGCTTCTCGTTCGCCTTCCACCACGGGAACGACCACTCAAGTTCGACCTTCTGTTCTTTGTGAACGCGACCCGTCCCCATCGGAACCCGGTCGCGCACCTCCTTGTTCACCGCACGGAAGTCGTCTATGTCGGAGGGCTGGTCGGCTTTCGACACATCGAGTCGTGCCGCCGTCATGCCACACCCAATGTCGCCCCCGACCGTCTTCGGAATCACGCGGTCAGTCAGCGGCATCGAGAACCCGACGATACACGCCGGGCCGAGTCCCCCGTGACAGTCCGGCATGAACTTCACGGGGTTCTGGAACGCCTCGTGGTCAACCATCTCCTGTATTTCCTCTTGGAGTCCGTCTTCCACTTCTTCTTCTGGTAGGTGTACCTCTGCTGTCGTGCTTTCTCCTTCTACAATCATTAGTTCTGTTTAGGTAGAGTGTATAACTCTGAGTGTTCTACTACGGTACTGTCTTAGTTGAGTGAACAACCTCGATGTGGTAAAACTCAAAGTAGGTAACTAACGGTAGTAAACTACTAAGAGTATATAACTAAGATAGATATTTCGCCCGCGTTATGCGCTCGCGCGAGCTAATTCGGATGTTTCGTCGTATAGTACCAGACGGTACTATATGACTTAAAGATGCTGATTTAACTCTTTGGTGACTACTGAGGTGGCTCCAACAGTCGGAGCGGAACCGACCACGAACCCTTCATCAGCCACACAAAGAGCCACGGATAAACGAACATCGTCGCCAGCATATTCAACAGCGAAACCACCAACGTCCCGTAAAACGCAGATTTCAAAAAGAGAAGCAGGAACGCTTGAACCGAGAACCCGAGATAGAACGAGTAGATGTAGGTGTTCGCTGTCTTCATCTATTCCCGAAGTTGGTGTCGTTCATCGGAACGCAAGAGAAGCCGCCACCCTCGTAGGCAACCGAAGCGTAGCAGACGACACCAGCTTCCCGGTCGATGAATCGGTCAACCGACTTCTGATTATCCTCGTAGACCTCCGTGGCGTCAGAGGCGTTAGATTTCACCGGAGACTCAGCGGGCTGTTCAGCCGTACAGCCAGCGAGAGCGATAGTCGATACAACTGCGAGAGTGAGTAGAATCCGTTTCCAGTTCATTCGTTGAGTTTTCTTGTGTGGTAGTTCACGCCGTGGTAGCCGGTCGTCGGAACGTCCTTCTCAATCATCTCGATGAGAGGCCACGGAAGCTCGTACTTGCCGAACAGATAGCCACAAACGTTCCCGTTGTGGTCAGTCACCGCCCGAACCTTCGAGTCTTCAGGAATGGTGGGTGTCGTCATTCACTTCGATGATGTTGATTCCCACGTCCACCGTGGGAGGCCAATTGAAGTCTTCGTCGTTCCGCAACGTGATGTAGTGGAACAGTTGCCCGTCCACCGTCCGGTAGAAGTCCGTCTCCTGATAGTGGAACGACTGCTCCTGAAACAGCGGAGGAAACTCGAAGTCTGAATCCTCCGGTTCGGTAACAACCTCGATGCGTCCGTTCGTCACGGTTCGACCACGGCCCGAGCGAGCCATTCCTTCGCCGTCTCTATCGGGTCAGAGTGTTGCCGGTACTCCGACTCGGAGATACTGAAGCGGATTTTCGAGATGGGGTCGTAGGCGTCGTAGGACTTCAAGTTAGCCAACTCCATCGAGTCGATTTCACACCGTTCGAGAACATCCCGACGAGCTTCGTCTTCCACCTCGTTGCGAATCCGGTACATCTCTTGGAACGTCTCCGGGCTGAAGGCGTCGTCGGGAAGTTCCTGAAGGAGTGCGTTCAGTTGGCGTGCCAGCCGAACATTCCGAGACGGTTCGACCTCGGGAACGAATTGTTTGAGCGTCCCCACTTCACCGGAAACGCCGTCTCCGTACACCGCTTCATCTCCGAGTTTCGTCTGATTCAGTAGTTCGTGAACTTGCTCAAGTCTATTCATTGGAAGTCCTCGTAGAGCCGGGAAGGAGTCGCCCCGGTCTGGTCGCTGTATTTGTTTCCGTTCTCATCCGAGTACGCCGAGTCCGGCATCGTCTTTAGCTCGTGGATAGCGAGCTGACACGCCCGCATCCCCTCTTTGAGCTGGATGGGGTGGTTGGAAGCGTTGAACAATTCGAGAGTGATTTGCCCACGGAAGCCGGGGTCGATGAAGCCCGCATTGTGGATGAACAGGCCGAGCCGCCCGACCGAGCTACGTCCGTGGAGGACGCCCACCATATCCGGTGGGATTGTCACCATCTCCTCGGTGTGGGCAAGAGCGAAGTCACCCGGCTTGAGAGAATACTCGATGCTTCTTTCGTAGTAGTCAGGATACGTTTCTTCCTCGTCCACCACGACCGTCCCGGTCGCGGAAGGAATCTTGAGTTCGTCTCCGATGTGCAAATCCATCGAGGCGGGTTCTACGGCGAGCTTCTTCCCGTTACGAACCGCTCCGAGGTTGCCCTTGGAGATAGACCGCTGAATGTCGTGTTGTGAGAGAACAGTCATGGCGCTCGAATCGAGTTGTTGTTCAGGTGTTCCTCGTAGGCGTTGAACACGAGAGGCGACCACTCCTTACACTCCTCCAGAACCTTCGTGGCGAACTCTCGGGCCTCCCATTGGGCCTTCATATTCTTGCGAAGGTCGAAGAAGTGCATCAGCGTCCGAGCGTTCGCGGAGAACGTCATGTCAACCTCAACGCCGATGGGGAGAACGAACCGGGCGTCCTCTTTCGCCATCCCCTGCTCGATGAGCTTTTCGTACAGCTCCACCGAGTTAACGAAGTGCCCTTCGAGGGCGTCGGCTCCCGTGAAGTCCTCGGCGGGGCCGTCGTACTGTCCGAGAACCACGTCTTCTGCCGCCGGGTTCTTTTTGTCACCCGGAGGAATCACGATGTTCTTATCGGAGAAGTCGCAGTACCGCTGACTCTGAACGTCGAAGCTCATGTGACGGTGGCGCGTCACCTGAGCCATAGCCGAGCGGCTGAGTCCTTCGACTGCGAAGAACGCCTGAATATGCTCGAACGGGCCGAAGTGACCACGACGGAGTAGTTCCCCCATGAGTGCTTCGTGGGTCTTCGGAGTCCCGGCGAGCGCGTCTTCGATGTTCTTCCCGACGAGCGATTCGCTCATGTAGTCCCCGCGAGCGGCCATCACGGGAACGTCGTCGGGGTTCTGCGTACTGTATTCTGTTTTGAGTTCGACTTTCATTCGTGGTAGTAAGAAACCGAGAACTCGATTTCGGTCATTTCCGGTCGGTAGTGGTGGGTTTCCTGAAACCCGTCGATGCGGCAATCCTCTCGTAGTACGTCGCTGAGAACGTCAGCAAGTAGTGATGCGAGGTCGTCTTGAGTAGCTGGTTGGATGTGTCTCATAGAAGTATCTCTCTGGTTCAGAATCTCGTAGAAGTCGCTCCTCACTCTAATAGACGGGAGCTAATGACTTAAAGACTCCGGTTTAAGTCTTTAGCAGAACGCGGCGAGTCCGGTCTGCGACTGTCCCTCAATCGCGGCGTCAACGTCAATATCCACCGCATCGAGGATGTCTACCATCGGGTTGCGAACGAGCGTGTCTTGCATCCGCTTCACGTCCACGGTGAGCTGGTCGCTGAGGTCGTCCAGTTGCGCTCCACGTTCGTATCCAATCACATCGAGCGTGTCTTCTCCGAGCGTCGTGTGCTTGAGGTAGACCCGCTTGACCGTGTTCCCCTTCCCGAAGTTACAGTCGTTGATGAACTTGTTACCGTAGTAGGCCGCTCGGGGCGAAGCGCCCTTCGGCGTGCCGTCAGTCCACGAGTAGTCTTCAAGCTCTTTTCCAAGCCCACCGGGGATTCCGATGAGGTCGAAGTCGGGGTTAGAGGCGTCGATGCGTTCGGCTCCCTCTCGGATGATGCGGCGAATGTCGTCGCTTTCACCACCACGGACGATGGTTTCCAGCGTCTCCCGCTGGACTTCCTTCGTGAGTTGAGCCGTGTTCGCCTTCTTACACGGGTAGCCGGAGATACTGAGTTTCCCCTTCCCGTCTTTCAGGGTGGCGTCGTAGTCCATCCCCTCGTCCCACACCTTCGTATAGGCGTAGAACTTCTTTTGCCCGGACATGAAGAAGTGAGAGGCGTACATCTCGATTTCAATATCGAACCGGCACGGGTCGGTCGGCATCCCGTACTCGGCGGCGAGGTCAACGTACACCTCGTTGTTCAGCTTGTCCGTGATTGCGTCGGCGGCTTCGAGGCACTCCCGCTGGTTCATCGAGCTGTCAAACTCGATATAGTTCGAGTCGGTGTCGCCATATGCCACATTAGCGATACTTTCCTCGTCCACGTACTTCGCGGTACGCTTGATTACTGCCTGCCCGGTAAGGGTGACAGCGGCGGCAATATCGTCGTCGTAGAGGAAGAACCGCGCCCATCCAAGAACGCCGTAGATAGAGTTAACTATCGTCTTCCTGACACTATACTCCTCTGCCCACTTGGACTTCTCCTCGGCGCTCAGGGAGTCGTCCTTCTTCATCTCGCCAGCGTGTTCCTTGAGGCGGAGTGCTTCGTCCACAAGCTCGCGGAACACGCCGTCGTAATCGAGTCGGAAGTAAACGTCGTTGGCCGCTTTCGCAACCGGAACGAGGTCGCCTCCTTCTTCGAGGACAGCGTAGAGTCCGTCGTCGTGTTCCTCCACGTAGAGCGGGTCAACCTTCGTCTCCGGCGAAGCGTTCAGCATCCAGAGCGTGTTCGGATACAGGGAAGCGAGGTCGATTCCGACCACGTTCTCCTTGAGGCCGTTGAACGCCGGGAACACGTAGGCCCCGTCGTACTTCTCGGTTTCCTCCGGCGGGTTGGCGGTCGGCCCGGCGTAGCCCTCGGTGTGGAGCTTCCGGCGAATCATCATCTCGATGAACTCGTTGTTCGCCGTGGTCTGCTCGAAGTCCAGACCAATCGTGTCACGGAGAGCCTTCTTGAACGCGAGGACGTTCGCCGCGTCGTTGACACCCACGGTGAGGGAAACGTCCTTCGTGTTGTAGTTGAGGAACTTTTGGGTGTTCTCCGAGTATAGCTCGTAGAAGCCCTTGTCCGTGTGTTCAATCTTCGCGTCTTCCAGCTCCATCTGAGCGGCGTTATCGAGTGACCCGCTGACCTTCGTGAACTTGGTGTCCTTCCAAGCGTCCATCAGGTCGTAGCAGGTACGCCCCTGAATCGTCGGGCCGCCGTAGCCGGTGTAGGTGTTGCCGGTGCGAGAGAGGCGGTCGGCGTTGACACCGCGCTCTTTCATCCGTTCAATAACGAACGGCGTGTCGAACCCGTTGCTGTTCCACCCAACCACGAGGTCGCTGTCCTTCTCGTTCACGTACTTGGCGAACTCGGTGAGCATCTTCCGCTCGTCCGGCTCGAAGTTGAGCTTGCTGAGCTTATCGAGTCCGAGGTCGCTCGGGTGGCTCACCGCATCGAGGTCGGCGTCGGGGAAGCGTTCCCCAAGGCCGTGACCGTCGAGGTCGATGAAGCCCACGTACTCGTCGGTGTAGTTGTCGTGAGCGACGATGGAGAGGATACGGGCCTGTCCGTACTCGGGGAATCCTTCGCCCCGGTCGTCCGTCTCAATGTCGAACGTCAGAACACGGGGCGGCGCGTCCATCTCAATCGGCTCAATCTCGTCGGGAGTGACCCGACTCGATGGGACTCGAACGCCGGTTTTGATACCGAGGTCGATACGGAGCCGGTCGGTGTAGTCAACGTCGGCTTCCCACGACTTCGAGAAGAACGACGCGACCTCTCCCATCTTCTTCGGGTTGTTGACGATAACCTTCACCAGCTCCTCGTCGTTCACGAGGCCGGTCTTGTCGGTGTCTTCGTACCCTTCGAGGTAGTCGTTATCGAACGGGTCAACCCGGCCACGTTCCTCGGCAGGGACGTAGAAGTAGGCGGGGAAGTTCTCCACGGTAACGGAGTCGGACTTCCCGGCTTCGGTTCGCCCGAACAGTTTGGCTTTCGGGGTGTAATCTTCGTAGACCAGTTCGGTGTTGGTAATGTAGATTTCCTTCATTTTAAATCAGGCAGGCACTCCATCCGCAATTCAGGCAGGTCTTACAACCGCCCTGAGGGGCGATTCGGGGGCTGTTACATCCGCACGGTGCGTTCTGCTGGTGACTCTGTTTCTGGTTCATTTTGACTTGGTGATAGAAACCTCAGACCGTGACCACGAGTTCTTCGCGGTGTTTTCCGGTGCGACTCGCTGTACGTCCTCGAATCCAGAGCGATTACGCTCGATTCGTTCCTCCCCCTCGATGATGGTGTTCGCTTCAGGGTCGTATGCGACCATATCACCGTTCAGGAAAGCCGCCGTGTCGTACTCGATTACACGGCAGTCGTCCCGCTCGATGATGAACACGGTCTTGACCTCCATCCCTTTGATTTGGGAGAGAATATCCGCTGAGATTGCGTACCCTGCGTACTTTCGGAAGTAGTGCTGGTCGGCGTCTCCTTTCCCGTGGCGATTCCGGGGGAACGTAGCAACCCGACCTCGGTTGCTATCCTCTCCGAAGTGACCGATTAGAACATCGGACTTCATTATCGGTGCGACAAGCTGGACGTTCGGCGCTGGTGTTAGCGCGTACTCGTGTAGTGTGCTACTCATTTTTCCTATGTTTCTCTCTGACCGTCGCGTTCTTGACTGTCTCAAAACAGTAATGACAGAGCGACTTTCCGGGCGCAGGCTCTCTCTTTTCGCATTTTCTACATTTTGGCATATCTCTGGATTTCGTGCCGCACCGTCAGCGGAGGCTGACGGCGTTTCGACCGAAAGCAGAGAATTAGAGAATTAGAGATACGCCGGGGACTCTCCCCGGTATTCCTCCTTCCACTCAGGGTAGGAGAGCGAATCGTCGCGGTAGAAATACTCCCGACCGGGGAACGGATGTTCGTCGTCGGGGTGGAGACACATTTCGTCCCGAGAGGGAGGACGGGCCTTCCGCTCGGGTTCAAGAAGTGACGGAGCTTGAGGGTGTTCGACCTCTCGCCGCCGCCGGTTTAGAAGCGCAGAGTCAACTCGGTCGTCCTTATTCCACGACTTGAGGACGTTTTCCATCGAACGCTCGATGCGGTCGTAGTAGTTGTAGCCGCCCTCTCCCCACTTATCGCCTTTCCACACATCCCCGAATTGAGCCGCTTTCAGGGGTGAGGCGGTGTCCACGGAGTGAACCTTGACGTAGTGGGATAGCTCGAATTGACGGTGTGGGCTACCACCGAGTATGTGAACACTCCGGCAGTTGCGGTACTCCCACACGGGCCACGGGACGCCTCCAAATCGGTCTTGAGCCGGGAGTCCGACTCGGAACCGAGAGGGAACGCGGTCGGGCTTGACGCCCTTCGGAACCACGATAACAACGTCAGCGTGACGACGGAGACGGTCTGCTTTAGCGAGAATAGAATTGAGGTCAGCTTCGTCTCCAATATCCGGGGCAACAGCGTACTTCGGCTGTTCCTGTTTCACCACATCGAGGTGGGTTGTCCACTTCTGCTCGAAAGAGAGGTCGTCCTGTAAGAACGGCCAATCAACGAACTCCACCGGAATCTCCCTCGGTGGTCGGGCTTTCGTACTTTCCATCCCCACGAGCGAACCACCACGGTAGGCCGCTCGGGGCATATCCTCTCCGCCGCAGGACGTGACTATAACATCAACATCATTTCGTGAGCTGGTGCTGTCGCTGGTCGATGCGTACTCGGTGAGACTCATTAGGAATTGTCGGCTACTTCAGGGAGTGAGCGTGCTGTGCGTACAGGGTGTTGCGAATCTTCTCCGCGTCTTCTGCCCCACCGTGCTGTCTCACCACGCGCTTCATCTGAGCGTACTCGGTCAGGATGGAAGCGAGGTTGTCGAACGATTCGTTGTGTAGGACGAAGCTGAGGTTTTCGTCGGTCATTTTCTGGTTTTGTAGAGTCGGTATTCGCGCTTCAGTACGTCGTAGATTGTTCCGAGTCCGTAGCTCAGGACGAGAACGCCGAGCGGAATCAGGCAGAGACGGAGGAACGCTTCCTCATCACTCATCTACGCCGAGCTGTTCGGGGATTTTCGTGTTGCCGAACGGGGCGCACCCGGTACAGTAGACGACCGAGGCGGTCGCCCCACGGTATCGGGCGCTTCTTTTCTGGACTACGTAGTAATCCGCGTTCGACTTGGGGTTCAGGTAGTTGAACTCCTTGTTACACTTCTCGCAGTTGTGGGGGAGATTGAAGTCCATCTAAACCCCCGCCGCCTCCAGCTTTTCGCTGACCCATTCGAGGGTCGAACGCTTCGAGTCTTCGGTCGCCTGAATCATGGCGAGAGGGGCGTTGACATGAACCGACGCGGCTTCGTCGGCGTAGTCTTCGCTATCGGGAACCCGGTCGTCGTTCTCGATTCGTTCGAGTTTCTGTTCCACTTGGCGCTTTAGCTCTTGTAGTTCACTCATTAATGCTCAGAACCTCGATGTTGCCTTGTCGTAGGTCGATTCCATCTCGGATGATTTCCTCGGGACGGTCGTGGAACCAGCAGTCGGCGTCCACTTTGTCGTCGATTTCGTCCGGTGGGTAGATTGTCAGCCGTTGCGTGAACTCCACATCGAGTGTGATTCCATCTCCCATTAGTGAATCCGAACGAGGCCCCAACAGGTGTGGCACTTCGTCGCCCACGTCTCTCCGTCGTGGTGGTCGGGGCTGATTTCTTCCTTGTAGTGGTCTTGCTCCTCGGGTGAACAGTCGCAATGGCTCATTAGTAGGGATACCAGTTTTTCGCCCGCTTGTGGTCAGTTATCTCGTCCTTCGGCTTCGTAGAGCCATCAGGCTCCGCGAATCCGTGGTAGCCTTCTCCGCCCTTCTTCCCCCACGACGACGGGCATTGGTCGTAGAAGAAGCACTTGCCGTGACCGTAGTGACAGAGCGGGCCGGTGTCTATGTCGTAGTTCTCGACCTCGGGCATCATCTGCATCCCGAGGACGGCCTTGCGGATGATGTGTCGGCGGTCTTCGTCCGGGTAGGGACTGACGACCAGCTCATCCTCCTGCGGGTAGTACCCGGCGACCCCGGCGATTTCGTAATCGAGGTCGTTCTCGAACAGCCACCCGTAGAACTCGCCCTCAAGGTAGATTCCCTTGTGGCGGTACTTCGGGTCTTGAACTTTCCCGGTCTTGTAATCGAGAATGACGACTCCTTCATCCGCCTCGATGCCGGGAACCGTTGCGGCGTGAAGAAGGGCGTCGGCGTATCCCATCCACGGGATGTTTCCGATGGGGATTTCATCTCCTTCGAGACGACCTTCGACTTCAACACCGACCGGCAACCAGAGGTTCAGCGCCTCGGCTTCTATGTCAACCGGCTTCGAGTCTTCGGGCTTTGACGCATCGAGTCGTTGTGCCGCGTCAAGAGCCAACTCCCACCGCTTATCCTCGAACTGCCAAAAGTTGCGGATGTGAGGTTCGAGCCATTGCGCCCAATCCTCCCACGGCCCCATCAACTCGGCATACGTCTCAGGACGCTCGCCGTGTTCCTCAACGTACTCAATGAGATTGAGGTGGAAGTCTTCGTATGCCCGGTGAATCTGACTCCCCTTCTCGGTGTGGTAAGAGCCGGGCGTCCGGTTCCCACACCAGTAGGAGTAGTAGAACTTCCGAGGGCATTGGAGGTACGTCTTGACGCGGGACTTCGAGACGTGTTCGAGTCCGTTCTCAACGTGTTCCTCGGGAACAGTAAGGTCGATTTCCTCTCCGTCGTCAGTTAGTGCTTTACTCACTTTTTAGCTCCTTCTTCTTCTCGTCGGGGACTTCGTGCCACATCATCCGAGCGAACGTCCACCGTTCTGACTCGTCACTCATTATCGTCCTCCAGAGCCGCTACGTGGTCGGTAATGTCCATCGCGTGAAGCTCCCCGTCGTTCGTTTGAAACTCGATTACTGTCCGGTCTTGTGACGCCGCTCGCTGGAGAATGTCCATCAGAACATCCTTCGTCTCCTGAGGGAGTCCGACGCTCACGAGAACAACGCCTCCGACTGCGCCTTCATCGCCCGATACTTGGGGTCAAACACCCCATCGAATCGTTCGTTCGTTTTCTTGGCTTTCTCTATCGACCGCTCGATTTCGATTGCGAGCGAGTCTATCTCGTCGTGTAGGTCTTGGTCTTCTTTCATCGTCGCAAGTTGCTTGCGAGGTTGACGTAGCCGAGTCGGTCACGGTAATCGTCCTCGTTGTAGTCACCGCCCTGCGCTCGGGCCAGTTTGAACAGCGCCATCATTTCAGCCACGTCAGCGGGCCGAATGTTGGGGTCTGAAAAACCCGAGTTCAGGAAATAGGCGTTCCAGTAGTGAGCGATTCGTTGGAAGGAATCTTCGGGAGCGCCATGAGTTTCAGAACGCCCCTCGATGATTTCCTGCGCTTCTTCCATCAGTCTCCCGCTATTCACTTCGTCCATGTCGTACTCGGTCGTATTTGATTTCGTCCACGTCCATTCGAGCGTGGTCGGTCACTTCCTCGCAAACCGGACACATCATCTCGGTTTGCTCACCCCTATCTCGCTGGCTGATTACGTCCGTCTCGAAGTCACCGCACTCCGAACAACGATACCGGAACGCATCCTCGATACCACGAACTTGCGACCGGACGATTCGACCGCCCTGAATCTGCTTGAGTCCGTTTTCGTAGTAGAACTTCACCGTCCCATCAGGGAGGTTCATCACATCGACTACGTTCTCGTACTCTTGGAAGTTCGTGAGGTTGCCGTCGTCGTCAACCTGAGCGAGATGGATGTTGTGGCTGATTCCGTCTGTTCCAAAACTCATCATTAGTGGTGGAGGGCGCAGTTACTCGTCGTCCGGTGCGAAGTAGCCGGAGTGCTTGCCGTCGCGTTCTCCGAGAAGTTCGAGGTCGCCGCGCTGAAGTCTCAGGTAGACGCCGAAAGAAGACTCCTTGAGTCCTTCCAGAATCTCGATGAGCTGTTCATCCTCGTCGCCCTTCGCCATCATTATCCGCTCATCGAGGGCGTTACTCAGCTTGAGTGCCCCCGACTTGTAGGCGTCAAGCTCTTGGTGAGCCGTTTTAATGTCGCCCACGAGGTCGGCAAGCGTCTCGTCTTCCCCACCAATATCCACGGTCGTCTCGTTCATCAGGCGCTTCAGCTCGTCGTTCTTCTCAGTAGGTTCTGTAACTTCCATTATACTCCTCCCTTCTTGGCGTCAACTCGACCCGCCGCCTTCGGGTCGTTCACTATCTCGTAGGTCGGTCGTCCCTCGTCGCAGATAAGACCGCACTCGGGACAGACCGGCTCTCCGGTGTCTATCTTGCGAGCGGCTACTTCGCAGTCCGGGCAGACGATGGTTTCCTCCTTGACCTTCTTCTTGAGAACGCGACCTCTCGGCGCGTCGTGAGCGACGGGAATGAACTCGTCGTAGTAGCCCTCCATCAGCTCGCCGTCAATCATCCGTCCGGGGTGGTAGCGGCGGAGGTGGGTCGGCATCCAGTCGTACTCGGTTTCAAGCGCGAACTTGTGGAGCGCCCAGTAGTTGTGGATTCCCTCTCCGCTTTCGATGGTCGTCGTGTCTGCTCTCGGCGTGCCGAAGAACTCGTCTTTGTTTTCCATTTGGTGTCCTGCTGGTTGCGTACTGCTAAAGAATCGGAGAGCGGTACATAACTCTTAAGATAAGAGTCGGAGCTATCTCGATGAGTCTTTACGGCTGATACTGAACGTCGTAGAGCCACGTCAGCGGGAGACTGTCAGAGACTCCGTGAATCGTCGCTCCGGGCATCGACCACTCAGCGATAGACTCCTCGAAGTCACCCGGCGGCTTGATGGAACCCGAGCGAATCACGGGAACGTTCATCACCCGGTCAACTCCCTGCGTGTGGTAGTGCCCGGCGTAGGCAATGTCGAAGTCGTGCTGGAGAAGCCATCCTCTCCAGTCCCGCTTGGCCGCAGAAGTTCCGATGTGTTCTGCCGCGTTCTGACCGTGCCGGATGTGGGCCTTGTGTCCACGAATCTCGAAGTTCGTGAAGCCCGTCCGGTCGTTACGGATGAAGGTGATGTTCTCGTACTCAGACGCCCGGACAACCGCATCGAGCATCCGGTACACAATGTCGTCACCGTTCGCTTTCTGACTCGAACCGTTAATCCGAATCTCTCCGTGGTTGCCGGTCTGACACACCACTTGAACGGCGTCGAAGTTCTCTGCGAGCGTCCGAATCTGCTCGAAGTGAACCTGAGCCGCGAGGTCTACCTGCTCGTTGAAGTTCAGCTCAACTTCCCACGCCTGACCTCGGTAGATACCGGAGCCGGTGATAATGTCACCGCCCATGACGTAGTGAACCGTGTGGAAGTCCCACCCGGCCTTCCGCTGTCGCTCGATTAGTTCGAGGGTCTTCTGCGTCCGGTAACGAATCCGCTCAAGAGCGATTTCGGTGTTGAAGACCTCGTTCCCGAACTCGTTTTCGAGAACGTCTCCGATATGGTCGTCCGTGACGTGAATCACCACGTCTTCTTCGCCGCCCTCGGAGAGCGGGACGGCGCTGATAGCGGGTTCCGTGTTGTTCAGCACCTTATCGAGACGCCGCGAGAGAGAACCAGCGGTCTTGTTCAGCCGCTTCGTCTTCGTCGCTTTCGTGGTCGAACCGTACTCCCGAGTCTCATTCTGGTTCGTCGGGTGTTCCTTCTCCACGTCCCGCATATACGCTTCGACCTTGCCCCCGTCGATGCGTCTTTTCGCAAGGGGAGCGCCCTTGCGCTCGATACTGCTGATGTGGTCACGAGCCGTGGACTCAGAGAATCCAAACTCGTCAGAGAGGGCGGCGTAGGTCGCGGGGAAGTAGTCGATAATGTCCAGTTCTGTCGGGGTGAGGTTCTGTTGGTAACTCATTTAGTAACGTATTCGTTTTCGTAGATTCGGCAGGATTCGTCCGAGTGGTCGTTCATTCCGACGCAAAACTCACCACCAGCGTCCCATACGTTCTGACAAACGAACGGGCCTTCGTAGCGGGAGATTAGGTCTTCAACCAGAGAGCGCGTCGTTCCCTCGCTGAACCCCTCGATGGGACGGAAGAAGTTTACAATCGAGTCGATTGGAACCTTCTTCTGAATCAGCTCCTTCATCACATTAATTTCCATAATGCGACTCTCGGAGCCGTAACCGTAGGAGTCGTTGCGTTTGACGAACTCCATGATACACGGCTTGTTAGCAACGAGAAGCGGAATGTCGCTTACCTTGATTCGGTCGTTCGATTCCTCCTTGTAGCGTTTCACCGCCTTCGGGTCTTTCACCGAACCACGGCGCTCGCTATGATATTCGCCACCGCTGGCGTTCCGTACTTCGAGGGCGACCTCCCGGCGTCCTGCCGCCGAGGACGACCGCTCCTTGATAGGAACAGGTCGCGGGCCGCTGGTCAATTCGAGGTATTTGTCTGGTGTCAAGTCCACCAGCTCCTCGATGCTCACCGGGACACACCAACTCGTTTCCTCCCGGTGTTCAGCGCCGGGATGTGGCGTATTCGGATGCCGGACGAGACGAGCGAGGTCGGACGAGTCAACGTCAACCCACGGGTCGATGTTGATTCCGCCTGCGATTTCGTCCAGTTGAGCTATCATCTGGTCGCCGTACTTTTCGAGTCCACGCTTGAATTGCGTGTACGAACCGTTGGCTACGTCCACCGGCTCAAAGTCGAAGAACAGGTGGATTCCCTTGTGGCCGGACAGGGAAGCTCGCCAATGCTCCTGCTTGCCGCCTGAGATAATCGCCTCAGCGACAAGCTGGACGCGAATCAGAAGGTCACTCATCGAGCGTTTCCACGCATCGAGGGTTCGGTTCCGTTCGCGGTACTCGGAGTCAGCGGGAACGTCGAAGTCGATGAAGATAGTGTCTATCTTCGGGATGTTGTCCCCGTCGTCCGTGTGGCCCCGAGGGAAGGAGTAGGTTGATACGAACCCATCTTTCCCCGAGTTACCGGCTTCCAGAAGATTGCTTACCAGTTCTACTCGATTGTTCACCGGCTCTTGTATCCTAAACCGGGTGCTTGCCCTCCGTGGAGCGTCCGGCCCCACGTCGGGACACCATACTTTACTCGCTTCCCATAGAAGCTTCTCGTGATTTCCCATTTGTTTGAGTGGTCATTCTTCGCACCTCTCGGTGAAGCTCGTTCATCCGAGCGTTCCGCCAGCGAACGACTGCTGAGCGTCGGCATCGTCTCCGGCGTCGTCAGAGCTGTCCGAGTCGTCGGAGTCACCACCGTAGAGGTCTTGGGAGAACACGTCTTCCTCGGCCTCGGTCGCTTCTTCGACCTTTTCTTCGAGGATGTTGTATTTCGTGATGTTCAGTTTCTCCCCGGTGAAGGGATGGGTCACGAACAGGCCGTCGCCCTCGCAATACCGCTCGATGTAGTCCTCCGCAATATCGTCGGGGAGTGCCTGCCGAGCGGTCTGCTTCGTGTCCTCCACGATTTCCTCCCAGTTGAGAGCTACGTCACGCTTTGCCTGAGCCGCGAACTCGGATGCCTTCCACATCACGGGGTTCTCGTTCTGGTCTTTGCGAACGTAGCCCTTCGTGAGCATATTGTTCAGCGCCGAGTGAACGTCGCGGTTCGTGATGTTGAAACCACGGTCGCGCATCTCCATCTGAATCTCGGCCTTCGAGTAGCCGCTGTTGCTATCCCGAAGCATCGAAAGCATCTCGAAGTCAATCTCGCGGAGATTGAGCGCCGAGAGAATCATCTGCTCACCGAAGATACGCATGGCGTACCAAACGTCGGCGGGAGTGATTAGGAGAGTCGCCGTCTCCGCTCGGTCGGGGAGAGCGGGCGTCATGCGGTCTTTGTAGTGGAACAGCGCCACCGACCGGCAGAAGTCCAACAGTCGCGGGAAGTCCTGCCGGGCCTCCGTGAAGTGCTGAGGGAGCGGGTTCTGGTTGTTCAGCGCAACCGACACCGGATTCAACGTCCCACCGTTCGGGCCGTCGTCGGACGAGAACATCTTGACGGGGATGCCGGAGACGTACCGGCGAATCTCGTCACGCTCATCCTCGGTGAAGTTATACTCGACGAGTCCCGCTTCCTGCCGGGCCTGCCGCTCGTTGACCTCCTTCGTCAGCTCCTCGGAAGCGTCGATGCTCACAACGAGAGCGCGGTTCCGAAGCTCCGGGTAGTCGTTCAGGTCAACCTGCTGGTTGTCAGAAGCGACGAACAGAACGAAGGCGTCCGGCGGCTTCAGCTCGAACGACTCGGTTTGACCGCTCGTACCGAGAGCGCGGGAGTGAGTAGCCGACTTACCCTCGCCGTGCCGCTTCATAATCTCCTCCAAGTGCTGTTTGTCTTGAAGGGTCGCAATGTCCGGGTAACGGTGGACACGAGCCGAGTTCATCTGGTCTTCTTTCATGTAGAGGTCGGTCTTACTGGTCGAATCGGGAACCTTGAACACGAAGTCCCCCATCGTACAGTAGTCAGCCGCGTCCACCACCATGTCCTTGCCACCTCGTGAGAGGCCGGTCATAGCGACGAACCCTCCGTTGAACCACGAGAGGAACACGGTCTGGAGGGTGTCTTCTTCCCCCATCAGGCCGAAGTCCTCTTTCATTAGCGTCAGGTCGTACAGGTTCGGAATGTAGGTATCTTCCATCTGGTTGAGAACGGGTATGTTCATTGCGAGCGAAATTTCAGGAACCTATTTCATGGCCTATGCTCGGAACTATACTACTTCATCGAGCGGGAGAACAGAGCCTACTCGTCCGACTTTCGGACGTGCTTCTCCCACCGCCCCATGATGCTCCTCTCCGTGGATTCCCACGCAAGTTCTTCCAGCTCCTCGATGACTTCCTCCGGGTCGTCAACGGGGTCGCCGTTCTCGTCGTGGGGAATCTCAGCGGTCAGGAACGTGTGGGCCGTAGCTGGCTCGTACTGACCGAGTTGTTTCTTCTTATCCGAACCGACCTGTACCTCAGTAACGTATTGCTTGGCGTCTTCCTTGTCCATTTTTATGAATTAACAGCGTGGTTTCGAGTCTTTACACCGAGGTAGAGAGCCTACATCCGGTTCTCAATCTCGGCAATCACCGCATCGAGGTCGTACTCGGCGTCACCGACTTCACCAGCGACGAGCTGTTCGACGTTCTCCGGGTTCGTCTCACCCGTGTTCGCCATGAAGTCGATAATCTGGTCGGCGGCCTGCGGGACACCCTCGGGAAGCCCCTCGTCGTCACCGCCGGAGTCGCCACCGAGCGAGCCGCTGGAGCCGCTGGAACCGCCCGAGGAATCGTCGGAGTCACCGTCGTCGTCGCCGCCCGAGTTGGCGATAGTGATACCGGCGAACGTCTCAGCATCGAGAACCTTCGCGTCCGTGTATTCCACGTAGTCGTCTTCGCTCTCCGCGTCGTCGGGCAGGAAGCCGTCCTTGTAGTAGGAGAGGATGACACGGCGGCCTTCGAGGTCGTCACGGAGTTCGAGAGCGTCCTCGTTCAGCCAGTTGTAGTTGTCGTCCTTGTCGTCCACCACGTCGTGACCGGCGGGAGTGATGACCTTGGCGAAGGTGCGGTTCTTCGTCCCGTTCGAGAGCCACAGCGTACAGTTGCCGAGGCTCACCGGGTCGTCGCCCTCACGGACAGCCTCCTGAAGCTTGTACGTGAAGTTGTTGCTACCGAACTGCTCGTTGTGACGGGAGGGAACTTCGTCAACCCCCACGTCTTCGGTCGGAGCGCCGTTGTCGTCGGTGGCGAACCACGTATCCCAACCGAAGACCTTGACCGTATCATCCGACTCGTCGCCGGGCGACCGCTCCATCACGATTCCGTCGATTACCTCCACGTCGTCAGCGTCCACGATGAGGGACTGCCCGTAGGACGACCCGGTGTATTCACCGAGACGGCCAATCTTGAACGAGATGAAGGCGTAGTTGTTCATCTTCAGGGAGATGCGCTCCTCGAAGTCGCCGCTCGCGCCGCTGTTGTTGTTGCTACCGCCGCTGTTGTAGTCGGTGTCGAAAAGGCTCATTTGTTGAAGTAGGTTTCTCTGGTTCTGTTTGTCATTCGGTGCGAAGCCAGCTACGGCATAGGTATTTGCGCCGTAGGAAAGTCTGGACGGGCGGAATCGAACCGCCCTACACTCGGTTTACAGCCGAGCTGTTCTCCTTGAACACGTCCAGATTAAGGGAAGATACCCGACGCCGAGGGAAGGACTCGAACCTTCGACTACCTGATTAACAGTCAGGCGCTCTACCAACTGAGCTACCTCGGCAAGAGAAAGAGGGGATTTGGGCGCTTGTCCTCACTCTATTAGACGTGGGACTAAGACTTAAAGATACCTATTTGATTCTTAGAAGGCATCGGGAGGGATACCTCGCTCGATGAAGTTAGTAGCAAGTGGAGAACCACCGCCGGGAGAGATAGAAGTAGAAGACATTACTTATCGAAGCGGTTGACCCACGTAGAGAGATTCTTGATAGAGAGGCCATCCGCTCGAACGTCGTCAGCGAGAGAAGTGAGAGAGTCCAGCAGAGCAGAATCGCTCAACGAGACGGGATATTCGAGAGAGATGATGTCCACCTCGTCGCCGTTGCCGAAGGGTTCGAGAGTCGCTTCGAGGTCGCCGGAGGTCTGAGTGTACGCGGTCATGCTGGAGTGTTGATGGGGTTCACGACGTGGTTCGGCTCCGCAGTTGGAGCGAGCGGTACTTCCGGGCCGGTTGGTTCATCGAAGGAGACAGCGGCGGCCCCACCGGAGGGAGCGTCGTCGTCGTCCATCTATTCCTCCACGAGTTCGTTGAACTTCGGAACGACCGTACCACTCATCCGCTCGCCGGGGACGGACTTGCCACGGAGGTCGAACACGTCGGCCACCTTTTCGATTCCAAACGCATCGAGCAGGTCGAAGAACTCAGCACTCGCATCCCCGATACCATCGGGGAGGTCGAACTCCAAGTCAGCCGGGTTCGGGCCGTTCTCGGTGTACGTCGGAATCACCACGTACAGGTCTTCGGTCAGCTCACCCCGGTCGATGAGTCTCGGCTCACCAAGCTCGATTTGAACCTCGAACCCGGAGTCGGTGCGCTCGGTGATTGCGTTGAAGACCGCATCGGCCCCACCGAGGTCGTGGTAGTCGCGGTCGTCGTCGTTACTGCCGAACAGTCGGTTTAGGATGTATCGAATCATTAGTTCTCTCTGGTTTCCAGCAGATAACCGCCGCTGGCGCGGCTCAAGGTAGCGTATTACCAATCCCCTATGACGGAGGGGAAGCGACCGGCGGGAATCGAACCACGCCTTGACCCTACCCACGCCCGTCGAGGGGCATGGTCATAGGGCCACCATTGGTCGCAAAAAGGAGAACGAGCCTGCTACTCGTTCTTCATCTCGTACATCGTCTCCTCGTGTTTCAGCTCAGCCTGTCGCTTGAAGTAACCGAACGCGACCACCGTAACCACAGTCACGAGGAACAGCCACAGAAGAATCAAGAAGACGACTTTGAACATCCTACTCGTCCTCGGAGTTCGTCTCCTTCACGAGCGTCGGAGTTTCGTCACTCGGGAGGTAGATTGTCTTACCATCCGAGTTCTTGATTGCCTCGATGTAGCGAATCTGGATGAGTTCCGGGTTGTTACGAACGGACTGAGCGACAATCTCGTTCGACTTCGCCTCACCACGCGCCTTCTCGATTTGGGCACGAGCTTCCTGCTTCGCCACTTCGACCTCTGCCTCTGCCTTCAGTTCTCGCTGTTGCGCGACCTCTTTCTCCGTGATGGACTTCTCGTAGGACTGAGGGAAGTTCACCTTCGTAATCTGAACGGAGTCCAGAACGAGTCCGGTGTCAGCGAACTTCTCCTCAAGCTGGCTCCGAGCATCCATCGTGATTTCCGTCTGACCGGCGGAAGTGTAGACCTCGCTCGTCTTCATGCTACCCGTCGTAACGAGCATCTGCTTGGCGAGCGTCGTCCTAATCATCCGCTTCTCAGCGTTCTCAAGAGTGCGGTAGTCGGTGTAGAAGTCAGTCACCGCTTCCGGGTCGTTCGGGAGCTGATAGCGAACGGTCACGTCGAACGTCGCCTCAACACCGTCAGCGGTTTTGACTACGATTGGGTCAGCGTAGTCTTTAGCTCCCTCTCCGGGGTTCGAGGTCATGGTGTACGCCTGCTGTCGGGTGGAAAGCTCCACCGTGTTGTGCTTGACAGGCGTAATCCAATTCGCACCGGGCTGAAGTACCTCACCCGTTGCGTCACCCCACTCGGTGACAACCGCGACGTTTCCTTCGTCCACCGGCTCCCATGCCATCCCACCGACCGCACCAGCGGTGAGAAGCATGAACGCCATAACAACTCCGACAGCCTTCAGCTTGAATGTAGTTAGTTCCATTTCGTAGATTTCTCTCTGGTCTGTTTGACGGCACGATACACCGCACGGAGACGACGGGATTTGAACCCGCGCACTTTCGGTTAGAAGCCGAACGCTCTGTCCGAGCTGAGCTACGTCCCCAAAAACCACCGCGAGGCGGTGGCTGGACACCAATGACAAACTATGACAGGATTCTGCCAAGCAAACGAGTCGGGAGGCCACCGCGACCTCCTCACTCTATTAGACGGGAGCCTAAGACTTAAAGATACCGATTTGAGTCTTAGGCGGAATGAGAGAACATAGCAAAGACTTAATAGCGTGACTTCATCTTTACTCCTATGGCGAAGACGAAACACAAGAACAACGAGAACGTCGTCAAGTGTCCCGTTGAGGGATGTGACCACGAAGGATTATCTCGTGGGATGCACCTTCACGTTCGTCAGTCGTCCGGCAACGGTCATGGCCCGAACGGAGACGTTCCCGAACACTTAGACTTTAGTAATCTGGAAGTCGTCGGGTCAAAGGAAGTAGAGATGGATTATCCCTCGACTCGAAAGGGCGAGGACGTTGCTCGTCTTTGTCCTTTCTGTCGTCGCCCCTTCAGCGGTTATCAGGGCGTGATGATTCACATAGGTCAGATTGCTGGAAAAGAGAACCATCCAGAGAACGCGACTGAGATGGTTGAGAAAGGCGACTGTCCGGTTGCTCACGTCGATGAGAACCGGAACGTCGTTGAAGTTATCGAGGAAGGCGACCCCGACCTAATGCCGTCCACGGAAGACCGGCGAGAAGGCTCCGTGCCACGAGCTGATGTGATTGCCTACATCGAGTGGGCTGAATCCCACGACCACCTCACGGCGGCCAACAAAGCACGAGAGATGTTACTCTAAATCTCCAACTCGTCTCGCCACTTCTCCGAGAAGAACTCGGGTTCGTACTTCCACTTGTTTATCGACGGGTCGTTACGGTACAGCTTGTTCGTCAGCTCCACCATCTCGTAGAAGCCCTGCTTCGTCAGGTACTCCTTCTCCTGATACGCCGGGAGAATTTCTCCCATGAAGATGGAAGCCAACTCGCTCTGCTGAATCAAGTACGGAGCCAGCGGGCCGTAGAACCGCTCGATTGACTCCGCATCAGAAATCTTGAACAGCATCGTCGTTCCGCTATCTTTTATTTCCCATCGAACTCCCTGCTCGGAACAGTATTCCTCGAACAGCCCGAACACGGCAGTCTGAGGGTCGCTACGACTGATTTGGACGTATGGCTCTATCTTGTATCCTATCTTGAAATCATCATCCTCGCTTATTTCCACCCGGAACCGACCGAGTGAATCGACTACTCCGGCTATGTACGATACGTCGTCCTCTTTCATACCGGCCCACTACGGGCCGGGGGTGTGTTAAGTCATTCATTGTTCACGAATCTAAAGACTTAGAATCGGTATCTTTAAGTCCTTAGTTCCCGTCTATTAGAGTGAGGAGTTCTTCCGAACGGGGTACTACCCAGTATAGTACCTACACTACCCTAACTACTCTACTATACTCTGTTAAGTAAAAGAGACTCGATGTAGTGAATCTCTCTTAGTTATACACTTAGTAGTTATACAGTAGTAGTTATACTGTTAGTAGTCTGTCTCGGGGGAATCTCACTTGAGATGATATTCTATGGAAACTCTAACCGAGAAGCAACCACCTGAAGCACTAACTCCTGATACCGAGAACGCAACGTACTTCGACCCGAACGAGAGGAACAGCACGCCGAGCAAGTTCCGGCGGCTGATGCTCTACAATCGGGGAACGTGGCACGACCGCCGTGAAGAAAACAAGCGAGTCACCCACCGACAGGATAACCTCGCTATCCTCGATTCACTCTCCGGCCAGCTCGAATTGAGCGACTTCCAGAAGAAGAAGGCCCGGAGAATCTACGACAAACTTGACCTACAAAACCTCGGCAAGCCAGCTTGTCTCGTTGCTTTTGGCGTCTGTGCTGTTGTCGCTAACGACGACGTTCACGATGGGACTCGATACTGGCCGACTGCCAACGACACCTGCGACTTGTTCACCGAAATCGCTGACAACCTCGGGTTCACGCAGAATCAGCAACTCAGCATCATTCTCACCATCGACCACCGGAGGTCGGAATGAGCGAGTTTACGATTCTACGGGATACCCGAGAACACGAGGGCCACGGGTACTGGTTCGAGGATTACCCCGTCGATGTGAAGGAACAGAAGCTACGAACCGGAGACTACGCCGTAGAGCAACCGGGCTACTACGGGAAGCACGGGACGTATGTTCCTCCCTTCGCCGTGGAGCGGAAGGCGAAGGGCGACTTCCTCAACTCTATCACTCACGAACGCGACCGCTTCGAGAGGGAGCTGGAACGAGCGGATGATTGGGATGCTCCGATGCCGGTCGTCGTTGAAGCTCCGTGGCTCGATTTTACTCAGGGGAATTACTACCGCAACGTGAATCCGAACTCGATTATCGGTACTGTGGAGAAATGGCCCGGCTACTACAACGTTGACTTCTTCTTTAAGCCAACGGTGTCTGATTCCGAGAAGTTCACCTTCCAATTCCTCCGCTGGTGGAACAACCGTTCGTGAGCGCCGCTGATTCTGTCAACCTTTTTCTGAAGAATCACGATGCTCCTTGGGTTGCCTAACTCTGCCGTTGTTTCTCGCCCTGTTCCGCTACAACTGACCGTCTTCGTTTGTAACATGGTTGGATAATGCCACGACTTTTCCGAAATACAAGATTACTCGATTGATAGTAGAGATTGAACGGAAGGATGTTTTCCCTTCTTCCGTGACGGAATAGAGGTCTTTTCTGATACTTTGCTGGTTTCGTGGTGGAAACGTTGACATTAAGTGTTGCTATTGGCTCAATAATAACTCATCGAGCGTGAGAGATTCACCGCAGAACTTCACTACGACCGACGTTTCTTATTCTGTTCCAGACGCCGCCGCTCAGCTACTTCCTTCATTTTCTTTTGGTGATTCTTATTCCGCTCCTCAGAAGCCATCTTCTGAAGCATGAACACGGGAAGGAGGACGAGAGTGGTGATTGTGACAGCTCCGAACACCATCAGGCCAGCCATCAGCTCACTCATTTCGCTCCTCCACCCACGAGATTGCCGTTGCGAGGGCACTCATCATTTCTACGAACCACGGCCCGGCGTAGAGGGAGTAGATGGGGTATCCGTCTTCCATCCGCTCGTTCTCTGTCCCCTCGTTGACTATCTCGAACTCTCGAACGACGATGTTGTATCCCTGCTCGGGGTCGTCGTTCTCCGGGTAGACCTCGATTTCAACGCACTTCTCGTAGTTGTAGAGCCGGAAGTCCCGAGCGTTTGCTCCGATGGGGCAGTATTCCCAATCGTACTTGGTGAGGTCGGGGCCGACGTGGTTGCCGGTCTTATCGGTGTTGACCGCCATTACAACCACCCGAGGTCTTCCGCAATGTCCTTGCCGACCCTTGACTTTCGCTCGGCGGCGTACTCATCCCCCTCGATTCTTTCGACCGCCGCGAGCCACGCTTGGCGTGCTTTCTCCTCAGGGATTACCGAGTGGGCGTTCCCCAAGTCCAGCTCCCGAACGTAGTAGTCGTAAGTCTCTGCTATCTCGGTGGACTCGTCGCCCGTGTTCGGAGCGAAGCCCGCCGCGACTGCCGGGCAACAGCATCCACCAATCTCGTCCTTTCCGTAAGCGAAGTTTCGGTTTTGCGTACTCATTGTTCGTAGACGACCTCGTATTTGTCACCGACCCGAACCCGAACGTATCCGTCACCGTACTCGTTCGGCGGGTCGCAGTCCAGAATCTCGATTTCCTCGAAGTCCGTGATTTCCACGGACACCAGAGCATCCTCGTACAACCGCTCGATGAAGCCCCACTCGTTGTGGTAGTCTTCTTCCGACGCGAGGTAGGCTATGTCCGGCTTGCCGTCGCGGAGAAGCACGACACGCTCCACGTCGCACCGGAACTGTCGGGTTTCCTCGCACTCCCACCCTTCTCCCCATCGACCTTCCGCATAGCCGCAGGCTTCGAGGAAGATTGCCGCTCCGTCTTCGAGGATGGGATAGTCGGGGTCGCACGGCCTCCACTCGTGGTCGTGGGAGCGGTCTGGAGCGTTCCACGGCGCTCGTGGGTCGCCAGCCGACGTTCCCGGTGGGTAGTTACTCACGCTTCCACCCCCTTTCGGGAAGTGGACGACGGCCCGTAGCTCAGGATAGCCGAGAACGAGAGTGTCTTTCGCTGACTGCGATTCAACTCGTGTTTCTCAGCGTACTTTTCCACGATTTCCGTCTGCCGGTCGCCATCGAGGTAGTGGTCAGCGTACCAGCCACTCCCGTACTCGTCGGGGTTTTCCAGCACTTCATCGAAGTCAAGAGGCGGTTCTGCCTCCGCGTACATCTCGCGGAGAACGTCGTTGAGAATTTCTCGTAGTTCACTCATAGGCTGAATCGCTCGTTCCACCGGGGGTTGTCCATGAACGTCGTGTCGCAATCGGGGCACTCGAACGTCGTCTCACGTCCCTCCTGTAACACGGCTGTTCCGCCGCACTCCACGCAGTTTCGAGTCTCCGGCATCACTCGTCACCGTGAACCACGGGAGCGATTGCGAGGTACTTCTCAGAGTCCTCGGGCTTCACCACCAGAATGAAGTTCCACTCGGGATGGATGAACAGCGCCTCAGGATTCTCCCGAAGGTTCGCGTCGAAGAACTCCTCAGCGTGGTCGAAGTAGGTGAAGCTAACGCGAGTCTTCTTGCCCTCATCTCCTTCCTCGGGATAGAGGTCAACGAAGTTACCCTCACCGGCCCGCTTGATTTCCTCCGGGTGTTCCGACGCGAGCTGGTAGTCCCACGTAATCCGCTTGTTCTTCTTCCTCAGGTCGTCTCCGTAGGTTCCGAGACAGACCGTGTTTTCGTCGTTCTCGATTGCTCCTTCGAGAGTGTCGGTGTTGACGCTCCCGAACAATTCCTCGAACTTTTCCTCGTCGCTTGTAGTGGTAACACTCATTATTAGTTCTCTGAGTCTTTGCCGTGAATATCGTACAGCGCCGCCATGAACTCGGACATTTCATCGAAGCTACTCCGGTCAGCCGTTTCGCCGTCGTAGTATCCCGACTGATTGAGCCGAGCGAGGTCGAGACACCTATCACACACTCCGTTTCGGGGGCCGGGAGTCTCGTTCCCACACACTTCGTGGTATTCGCAATCCCAATCCTCCGGCTGAGGTTCAGCCTGAGTGTTGTGGGAGGTGTGGGTTGTATCGACGCCGAGCTTGTCCATCCAGTAGGAGATTGTCCCGGCGGAACAGCCGAGTTCGTCTCCCATCTCGGACTGGTCAAGACCTTGTTCGTGATACAGCTCGTAGAGAGTATCCCGGTCTTTCCACGCTTCTTCAGGAACGTCGGCTCCGAAGTCAGCGAGCGTACTCATTAGTGAATCCTCCGTTCTTTGAACTCCTCGATGTGGATTTCCTCAAACTGTTCTTCGCCGTCTTCGTATCCCAAGGAACACCACACGTAGGGATGTTCGGGGGACGGCCCGGACTTAACCAGAACGCGACCGTATCCTTCGAGGGAGTACCCACTACCCTTTGCTGGTGCTTTCATTCTTGTCCTACGACGCGGTTTCCATCGGGTTCATGCTCTCCTCCGAATCCATCCAGTAGGTCGGGAAGGGGTGAGTCGGCAGTAACCAATCGGGCTGACATACCGAAGCTAACAACACGGGGTTGATTCCCTGCTCTTTCGCTACGTGACACCTACCACCACCCCTCGAAGCCCATCACTTGACGGGCGAGCTGGTCGATAGAATCACGTCCGTTCAGGAACAGGACGTTCGACACCATCTGTTTGATAGCATCGAGTCGTGGGAACACCGCTTCCCGAACATCCATCCACTCTTTCACAACTCCCCGAAGGGAGCGAGTCTTGTCGTAGAACGCCGTCACCAACTCGGCAGAAAACTGCCGGGCGAGGTTCCACGCTTCGAGCTGTTCGAGGTATCGTCCGTGTAGTCCATTATCCATTATACCGTCACCTCAGCGGCGTGAGCCGGTCGAACCGAGTTGATGCGCCGAACGCCGAACACTTCCAGCATGATTGCCTTGTTGTTGTAATCGGCTCGGGAGTACGCTTCGTAGAGGTCGCCGTCCCAAAGCGCCGAGAAGAAGTGACCGCCGTAGTGGTCGAAGTCTTTGGCGTTGTCCTCCGTCAGCGACTCCCACTCTCGAAGGTACTTCTTGACCTCCACGAGAGCGGAGTTTCGGGTAACGTCCTTGCCGTCTCCGCGCTTGTTTTCCATCGAGGTAATGTCCAATTGGCACACTTCGATGAGTCGTTCATCGGCTCCGGCCCACCGGAGCAGGGTTCGTTCTTGGTCGGTCAGGTCAGGCGTCGGGTCGTTGAAGTCGGTAAGTTCTGTCATTTCTTATGTTCCTCTAAGACTCAGAGTAGTATTTATAAGTCTTTATCGGTTATCGCCACGGTGCGGCTTCCGGGTTGTTCCAATGCTCCGGGGGTTCGTCTCGAATCGCCTCGGTGAACCACTCCGGGGGCTTCGTTCGGTTCATCACCTTATCGAACGCCCCGTCGATGATGTAATATGAAGCGGCTTCACTCGGTTCCGGGCCACGAACGGCTCGTCCCACGGACTGTTGAACGTCCAGAGAAGCCGACTCCATATACCAATCCCAGTCGTTCCGCTCATCGAGCAGGTAGGACACCCGGTTGTCACCGAGGTATGGGTAGGGAACCTTCAAGAGAACCTGCCACCGGCAACGGTCGCCGTAGAGGTCAACTCCCTCCATCATCGACGGGGAGATGAGAATGTCCTTCTCGCTGTTCACCCACTCCTCAATCATTTCCTCCTTGTCTTTGTCTTGGTCTTGAACGATTACGTTCTTGTGACCGAGGGAGTCAGCGACCTTTTCGGCTCGCTGGTAGGAGTTAGTGTGAATCAGGCCGTTCTCTCCCTTGTGGTGGGAGTGAATCTCACGGATGGTGCTAATGACCTTCCGCCAGTTGCGGTCTTCGCCGTCCCCACTCATCGAGCCGACGATGGTGTTCGTGTGAATCAGCCGGTGTTCCTCGGGGAACGGCATCGGACGGCTGATAAGCTTCGTGGAGCCTTCGAGTCCAATCCGCTCGGCCCACTCGGAGATGTTCTCCCGGTAGGGAATCGTCGCGGAGGAAATGATGCGCTTGTTCCCACGGCTCCAGATGAACCGTTCGAGGAACTTGTCCACGTCCACCGGACTAATCACCATCTTCTTCTGACCCAACTTCCCGAACTTGCTCACCGTCACAGTCCACGGTCGTCCGTCTTTCACCTCCCGGTGACAGTATTCGACCTTCTTGATGAAGTCCTTACATTGGTCAACCTCGGCCTTCTTGTTCGGGTCTTCATCGTGACGTTCAACGAAGTTCGTTGCTCGGTCGTAGAGGCTGTTGAGGATGTGGGTAATGTCCTCGAAGCGTTCGTAATCCCACGAGATTTTGTCGTCCGTGTTCCGGTAGACCTTGTTCGGAAGAACCCACGGCGAGATAGTGAACCCGGCGAACAGGGAGGCGACTTGGCTTTCGAGTCCGTGTCCCTCGTCCACAATCACGAGGTCGCGGTCGTCAAACGAAATCTGTTCCTCCCGAACATCGTTCACCATAATGTTCGTCGGGATGTAGTTGTCAACCGTCAGCATAGCGAACGTGAGAGCCGCTATGTCGGCGTTCATCGCTCGGGTCTTTGAACGCCAGTAGGTACACCCGGCGATTGTTCGGCAGGACTCGCCCTCCGTCTCGTCGGGGAGGGAGCAGTCCTTACAGTTGTCGCCGCTGGCTCCACAGATGTAGTCCTGTCGGGACTTCAGCATCGTGACGTATTCCTGAAGGTCAACGTCGTTGGCGAGCTGATTACGGAGCTGTTTCTGAGGGGTGGTGTAGAAGGACTTGCCCGACTCGATGCCGTAGAGCTTGTAGTTGAAGTGGTCTTCAATTCGGCTCTTGTTCTTCTTCAAGTGGGAAATGACCCGACCGAGAGTGACGTTGATGGGCGACTTCCCAATCCCGGTCGGCCCGTCGATTACGACGTTCGTGTGACCCTCGATGAACAACGCTTCGAGAGCGCCCTTCAGGATTTCATCTTGGTAGTCACGGTATCCGGGGAACGGAAACAGGTCGTCAGCGAGGTGAAACAGGTACTCCCGAAGCCCGTCTCTGTTCCTCGAATAGTTAGCTAACGGTTCAACAGTCTGGACGCTATGGCTTACTGAGGACATTTTTAGAGGTGTCTGGTCGGCTCGTCAACAGCCGGGATGACCAACTCCCGACGACGCCCCACGGTGGGGCGTTTCGCCGTTTACTCTCGCCACTCCCGCCGCTCTATGTCAATTATCTCAGACACGTCGCGGCGGGGCTTCGACTTTCCACGCCGACGCCAACACGCCTTCCTCCGAAGGGAGTAGAAGTAGTCGTAGTCGGCTTGCTCTATCTTCTCAAGGTCTTCTTCCATACTACCGGGGTGACACCGCAGTTATTCGTCAGAACGCTGGAACCAGAACCGAACTCCCGCTCCCTTTCCGGTGAGAGTAGAGAACATGAACTCGAAGCCGAACTCTCCCATCGTCTTTCGCTCACTATTCATCAGAAGGTGGGAACACGGCTCTCCACGACTGTCCACGTAGGGATGGAAGGGAGTCAGAAGCATTTGAACATCTCCATCGCTCCCGACTCGGATGTTACTCAGCTCACGGAACCGCTCGGGAAGCTCGTCGAGGATTTCTTCTTCGAGGGCGTCGTAGTCTTCTTCTTCGGTCGTCTGTTCAACGTCGCTGTCGCTGTCGGTGGGGCTGGTTGTGGTACTCATTTGAGGATTACTCGCTGGTTTCTCGCTTCCGTTCCTGCCGAGCGCAGATGTTATCGAGGAACAGCTTGAGAGAGTATTCGGGAATCGGTCGGTCGGCGTTGTTCACGGCGACTCGTGGGCTGATTACCTCGAACGGTGTTCCGTCCGGGTCGTACATCCGCCACTCCGATTGTCCAAGCGACTCGATGATGTAAGTCAGCGGGTCTTCCGAGGACAGATGAACGTAGTAGTCGTACTCGTACCGGACTCCCTTGCCGTGGAGAGGCCCTTCGATTAGCTGTATCGCGTCACCCAAATCTTCTCGGAGACTACGGATGAAGCGAATCTTCGAGATGATGTCGTTGTAGAAGCCAGCGTAAGCGAGGTCTTCCAGAGCGTCGGCTTGGTCTTCCGGGTCGTGGTAGTATCGGTCGCCACCCTCTCCGTAGAAGCCGTTATCGCAATGGTAGACCACACACCGCTGGTAATACATCAGTAGCTCGTGGTTTTCAATCGCCGCCTCAGCGATTGCCCAATCGGGAATCTCGTCGGGTAACTCCGGCGGGTCGAAGGCCGGTGTCCGAATCTCCTCTGCTCCTTCAAGAGCGAAGTCGTAGTATCGCTTGGCTGTTGACTGTACCTCTTTGACGTATGCCTCGAATGTGTCGTACTTGTTACTCATAGGTGGTAGACCTCCGCTCCGATAATCGCCGCCCAAATCAACACCGCTCCGAGAACCACCAAGTAGTAGCTCACACTACCACCATTCCACCAGCGCCGCCGTTTCCACCTCCCCGATTGAAGATTTCTTCGACGGACGGGATGGATTCGAGGGCGTCCCCGAAGTGGTTACGAACTTTACGCTTTGCTTCCGATTTTGTGTTCACGTCTTTGACTTCCATCGAGATTTCCTCCAGCGTTCCTTCGAGACTATACACCTCACAGACCACTCGGTACTCTCGGGGATTCATCGTCCCACCCCCGGAGTGTCAACGTAAAGCGGCCCGATTAGCTCGGCCACCTCGCTGAAGTTCTCCGGTTCCACGATAAAGCCACGCCACGAGAGACTGAACTTGCCGAGGTCGCGCTCTTTCAGCTCCTCGTCAATCACTCGGCAGATGTGACCGTTGTAGAGTCGGGGAATCACGAAGAAGCCCTGAGGGAACTGTTCAATCTCGAAGGTCGTCGGCTTCTCCTTCACCAGCGAACCCCACAGGTGGGTTTTCTCCGGGTCGTCGCCGTGTTGGGACTTCCACATCTGAGTCACGAGGCTCCGGTAGCGTTCGTGGGTGTGGAGAGCTTCGAGATTCCTCGGCTCTTTCAACACATCGAGCGTGTCTATCTCATCGAGGTGGTGCTTGAGGTCGTCCACCACGAGAGCCTTTGCGATGTTCTCGTTCAGCTCCTTCATCACTCCGTAGAGGGTATCCGACGCCCATCCATCCTCCACGGTCTGCTCGATTGTCTTTGGGTCGAGAACGAACCGCCGGTTGTAGGAGAACACCTTACCTCCCACCGACTCCCAATACTGCTCGATGTGTCCGAACTCCGTCTCGTAAATCGTCGGGTCGTCTTCGTTGGAAGCCTCGAAGTCGGGACGATTCTCGAAAATCGTCTTACTCTTTCCGTTGAAGATTTCCCGAATCCAGAAGTCGTCGTGGAGAGGCTTCGGGTCGTCGGGGTCGGTCAACTGACCGGCCTTCCACACCGGATGAACCGGGTCGTCGGGCTTCAGTCGGGTTGTTCCGATGTGCTTGTTCTGCTTTAGTTCGACCAGCGATTCTCCGGCAGTCGTCTCGATTGAAGTTGGAACGCTCATTTTGAGTCTTTAAGATTTACCGAGTCATTCGCCGCGCCGCCATCCCACCAACGAACTTCTGGTGGTGCTGTCCACAGAGGATGAACTTCGCCGTGTCGTCCTCCGCAATCTGACTCCCCTGATACGGGCAGGGGTCGTCGTCAGTCGCTACTTCTCGTCCGTGGTGACACATCTCGTCGCCGTGGTAGTGTTCAAAGTCAACCATTAGTGAGTCTCCGCGTAGTGCTGTTCGTGAGTCTTTGCGCTGAACATCGGGAGCTTATCCTGCCACCACCGCTTCCAGAGGCAACGGAAGTTGCTACACCGGACGCCGTAGCTCCGTTCTTCGACCGCTGAATCGCAGGCAGGACACTCCTTCGGGTAGTCGTCGTGGGGTTCCATTACTGAGTTACCTCCTTCGCACAGCTCCGGCAGTAGTATCGCTTGTTCGAGTCACTCGGAAAGGCAATCCGCCAACCGCCGCCCTCCTTATCCTGAGTGACCGGCGTTCCATTCAACCGAGGGCCGCCGCATTTCTCACATTCTAAGGCCACGTCCCACCTCTGAACTCGATGAATCGCCCTTCATCGTGGTCATAACCACCTCGAACCCGGCTCCCGCAGTCTTTACACCGCCACTTTGCTTGGTAGCCGCGACCGGCCAGCCAGCTACGGTTCTCGTGGTCACACATCTATGGTAAGCTCCTGAATCTCGCTCGTTCGGAACGGCTTGCTCGGGTCTTGTCCCTGAGTCGTGGACTCGATAACTACCTCAGCGACCTTCTCGTGAGGGTAGTCTTTAGCGAACACACCGGAGTCTTCAAGCCTCGATGCGACTTCCCGCCGAGTTTCCAACGGAAGCTTGTTCGGCTTGAGGTGGAACATATGTCCACCACGGGAGTCGTTCTTCGGTCGGGCTATCACGTCGTGGGTCTTGGTATGGGTCGTACTCATCGGTTGTCAGGGTGGAAGATGTGGTTTTTCGGGTAGTCTCTGTCAGCCGACCAGCCGAAGGACTTGAGCCACACCGAGAGACAGCCTTCGCAGAGAAGGACTGTCATATAGCTACCAGCGAGTCCTCCGGTGTAATCGCTCAGCACTCCTTTGTCACGACCTCCCCGACCACACTCCGGGCAGTAGTCGTCGTGGTTGTATCCCTCGAAGTGAATCCCCGAAGGCATCGACCGGAAGGGGTTGTCGTCAGAAGCGTGGGGCGTCTCGAAGACCTCGGTATCCACATCCCACGTTTCAACGAGGGCTTCCCGTCGTTCGATTCCGATTAGCTCCTCTCCGTCGTCGCTGGTGTTAACACTCATTATTGTATCTCCGAGTCTTTAGACCGAACCGACTACCGTAATCTCGTCACTCTCGATAGCAGAGTCAAGCTCCATCGAGTCCATCCAGAGCTTATTACAGTCCTCACAGAACGCCTCGGCTCCGTAGGTTCCACGGTCAGTAACTACGTGTTTGTGGTCACAGACCTCGTTCTGGTACTCCCATTTCTCCTCTCGGAGTTCGTCGATGCGTTCCTCGACGGCCCAATGAAGGCCATTTCGGATGGAAGTCTCGATTTCGGCCTCGTTGACGCCCTTCTCGTAGGCTTCCCGAATCTCCTTCGGAGTGTGTTCGACGGTGAACTCGACAGTCAGCTTCCCCCACTTCTCCCCGGTGTATTCCTCACACCGGAGCTTTGAGCCGCCACGAGAGGCGTGCTTCATCTCCCACTTCCCTCGGGAGTAGGGAACGACCTTCCAATCAGGAGAGCAGGCATACTTCGCCATCCCCTCGATGTGACCCTTGTGGTCGTAGGTCTTGACGGTGACGTGGGGGAGCTTCACTCGAAGGTGCTTCATATCCTTCGGATACATCTCGAACCACCGATTCATCCAGCGAGCCTTCCGAAGCCGCTTCCAAGCATCCTCGTTGTTAGCGTGGAATCGGTAGTGGTAGTCTCTGCCGTCCGGGTTTCCCATCCAGTCCTCGGGGTAGTCTCTCCACGTCATTCGTCGTCCTCCGGTAAGAGGTCGCCGTACTTCGTCTTGCTACGCTTGCTTTTCTTCTCGGCTTTCTCGATGCTGTCCCGCTCGTCGTCGGTTAGGGTATCTTCCAGAGTCGTCATTAGGCTTCAACCTCCTCGATGGGGAGAATCAGCGGTTCGTTCTCGGTGTTAATCGGTTCGTCCGACCAGAAGAACACACCAAAGGTGTCGCCGTCGTACTGGTGAACGTCGTAGGCTTCGGTGTAGTTCTCATCATCATCGAACGATTCATCGAACGTCGTGACTGCTTCCACGTCGGAGCTGGCAGTAACGGTGATTTCGTAGCGGTTCTCTCTCATCCCTTCGTCGCTGAGTCCAATTACTGACATTTGTTACTCCACGATGTAGTGACCGTTCGGCGTCTCGTAGACCGTTCCGGGCTTCACGTAGTCGTCGTCCTCTGCCATCACTTCGTCAACCGCCATTTCGAGAATGTTCATTAGTATCCTGCCTCGTAGACCGCTTCTGCTTGCTCGAACTCCGATTCATCGGCGTCGGTGAACAACTCAATCTCCACTACGGAGCGGGGGTATCCCTCGGTATCCACGATGAAGTTCTCGTAGACAATCCACCGCTCACCGATTCCGAGGTCTTCCTCCAGCAACTCGGTCGCCGCCATTATCGCATCAAGTTTGTTCTCCTCATCCACCGCATACTCTGCGGCGAATACATCCAATCCAGCCTTCAACTCCTCGATGATGTGTTCTTCTAAGCTCATCCCTTGATGATTTGGAGTCCACGGTTCGCTTCGAGGACGTGTTCCGCCGCTTCTTTCGAGGGGAACGACTCGATTATCTCGAAGGTCGCTTCCCCGTTCTTTACAACCGGCTCTGTTGGGTCGATTAGGTGGTATCTCATACTGCTACCAACTCAGGTTTCGCTCGGTTCTTCGGTTCCGACGTAGGAGCCAAGCTTAGCTTGGGGCCGGTCGGTTCTTCGACCACCATCACGGCTCCTGCCGCTGGTGGTTCGTCGTCGTCCCCTCCGTCCCTCGGTCGAATCTCCAGAACAGGATTCGCGTTGCTTTCGTCGCCGCTTCCACTCTCGGTATCGCTCTCGTCGGATTGTTTGGGCAAGTATGTCACCACTCAAAGATGGGCTACCTTTTCCATCGGGTCTTTGAAGCCATCCAGCTCGTCCATATCGAATCCGGGTTCGTCTCGGTCGTCGTAGCTCGATGCGTCGTTCATCTCGGGGTCGTGGAAGTCGGGATAGTAGTTGTTCATCGTTGGATTACAGCACGTTCAGAGCATCTTCCAGCTCTCGGTCGAACAGCGCCACAAGTTGCTCAATAGCCTGTCCCTCTCGGTCGATTGCGTTGAACGGCCTTCCGTCAACATCGTAAACGATGTAGTCAGCCTCAGTCGGCTCAATCGCAATCGAACCCCACTCGATTTGGTCGTCGTAGAACTTCGCTACCGAAGCCTGCCGGAGTCGGTGGAGGTAATCTCCGACCTTCAATTCGAGGTCGGCTTCGCTTAGGTCGATACGCCGGTCGTCGGTTGGTGTCGTTGCTACTGCCATCGGTGTCACCCGGTAGCTCGTGCTACCAGAAGCTCCGCTACGGAGTCGAACCGTAGGCCGCCACTCGGAGCAAAGAGTTGATTGTGTCGTTCTAAGTCTTTAGACCGGGGATAGCGCCACCTTCCTTCCGTTCCTTACGTCGGCATCGAGATGGACGTGGTTGTGTTGAGTCTCGTTCCGTGTTCCATCCTCTCGAAGCTCCACGTAGTCGGCGTCGGTTACTGTCCCGGTGTCGTATTCCATCGTGAAGGCTTCCCTCTCTCGAATCCACGAGAGGCAGTCTCCGGTGTCCCACAGGTAGAACAGTCCATCCTCGATTCGGTCTTCCGGGGCGTCGGGTTCTTCGCTTAGGTGGAGAACCGTCTCACCATACCCGTCGATGAGTTTAACCTCCCATTCGTCGTAAGCGTTCTTCCAGCTCTTGTACGTCTCGTAGCTCGGTATGTCGTGGTAGTCCATTATCAGAACCTCAGGTATCCTTTGCGTCGGTCGGCTCTCTCGGCTCGTTCGAGGTCACAATAGAAGCAGTTACAGTCTGGTTTGAAGGAGTGTGGCTTCTTCATAGGCAGTCTGAGTATCCGCAAGCTTCGCATCCGAAGGCTCCGAACGAAGCTCCTCCTACGTGGGTCGGTTCATCCTCCCAATACGATTCCTCTCCGGCTTCACAGTCGTCGTTGAAGTGGCACATTTGAGTTTAGTGGTTACTCACATCGAGTCGGTTGTCCCCTCCGAGAATCTTCCTCACTCTAAGAGACAACGTTACGGTATTAAGTCTTTACTGTTCACATCCAAGCTCCGGTGTAGGCCGCTCCGCGACCTTCCCGAATCTTCTTCTTCCGTTCCTTCCGTCGCTTCTCCTGTTGCTGGAGGCTCTTGAGCTTCTGTCCCGTCCCTCGGTAGGTCGTCACTATGGCTTCGTCCTTCGGGTCGATGACCACCGTGATGAGCTGGCCGCTCCATCGAGTCTCTAAGAGAACCCGACCTTTGCGACCGAGGTGTGCCTCACCGTTCTCGATAGCTTGGTCTATCGCTTCCATCGCAATCCGCCGCTCTCTCCGCCGGTTCCCTCCGTGGGAAAGTGGGTTGTATTCGTAGTCCTTTGCGTCTCGGCTGAAGGTCGGTGTCTCATTCATCGTCGTCACTCTCGTTATGGTAGCTGGAGTAGCGCCGCCGGTACTTCTCGGCTTTCTTGCGCTTCTCGATTTCCTCGTCAGTAAGGCCGGAGCCTTCGTATTCCTCCGGCTCTCTCGTTGGCTCGTGATGGGGATGAATCTCACTTGGGTCGGGATTCCATCCCATATACTCGGCCAACTCCTCACCTGTTAGAAGCTCTCCCTCGCGGTTTTCCTCAACTATCGCTCCGAAGGCTCGATGCCTCTGGTCGATTTTGAGGTCAGCTCGGTGGCTCCATTGGTTTTGCTTCTCGCTATTGGACTGGGTTACAGTCCCGAGTTTTGGCGAAAACATCGGTGTCACTTGCCAGTAGCTTACGCTACTGAGGCCCTTCCGGGGAGTCGAACCCCGGAGCCGCCGCTAAGGGTTAAAGTTGCTCAGATGAGTCTTTGCGTCGTTACTCGGAGTTTTCGAGCAACTGCTGGAGAAGGGCGTCCTTCTCGCGTTGGCTCATCTCACTCACATCGGGAACCTCCGGCTCGGGAAGCTCGATGTGTTCCTCGTAGTCTTCCCAGTCCATCGTGATTTGGTTCTCGATGATGTGCTGGAGCAGTCGCTTGCCGTACTTGTTACCGATACCACTCACATCGGTCGGGTCGAACACTCCCTCAGGGAGTCCAAGACCGTCTTCGGTGTCACTACCGCCGTCGCCGTCGCTACCGCCGTTGTTCGTATCGTTCGATTCCGCCGTCTCATCGACTTCGACTTCTCCGAAGTAGTCACTCAGTAGGGTTTCGAGGCGGGCCTTTGCTTCCTCGTAAGTCGGGACACTCCCGACCTCGAAGCTTTCCGTAGCCTCTTGGCGGCCTTTACTTGCCACTACTGGGACGATGGGTTCCCCGTCGCTGTTGATGGGAACCATCACGGTGTCACTTGCCTCGATGATTTCCTGCGAGAGCAGTAGCTCACGCTGGAACTCATCGGCTTCCGCGAGGGGCTTCACACCGAATCCGCCGTTTTCCTCCTTTAAGGAGTCGTACTTGCCACTAAAGGCGTTGTAGTCGTTGGCGGTGTAGTCGGTGGCGAGGAAGAACGCTCTCCCAATTGAGCCGTCGCTCTCGTTAGCTTCGCACGGCTCGATGATGTGAACCTCGCGGGGCGCTTCGCACCACTTAGCGATGTCACTCTCGCCGCCCTTCTTCACAGACTCCTCTCCGAAGGCTTTGCGAACCTCGTGAGCTAAGCTCACGGTGGAGTGGTCGTCCTTCTGAAGAAGGTCGTAGAGGTCGCTAACGTGGTTAGCGCCGATGGTGTTCACCGTATTCTCAACGAAGTCGCCGTCGCTGTTAACTTTCACAGACATAGTTCGTTGGGTGTCACTTAGTGCTACTTTCCGAGGGGGAAGCACCAAACCCCCCATTCCGACAGGTAGGAGAGAGATTAGTCTCACTCACTACTGTCGTGGTTTGCTTAGCGAGGGTCTTAGACCCTCAAAGCATCAATCCTCGTCAATTCGAGGTAGCTTCCGCTGGAACCTTTACGTCTATCCTTCCCCGTCCCTTACGGGCCGGGCCGAACATACAAACGAACGTTTTAAACGTGACACACATCCCTTTAGGCCGACTGCTATACGCGCCGCTATGTGACTGATTCACTATGCGGAACTTCAAGTCTCAAAGAGTCTTTCGCGTTAATCGCTATGAGCTAAGCTCTTGACTACTACGTTCGTCTCCCTACGAACCTGTTTTATGGCATAGACTTTCGTACCATAGGCTAAGCGCCTATTATTTAACCGCAACCGTACCGCAACCGAAAGTGGGTGGGATTCACGTTTCCATAGCTGTCGCTAAGGACAGCCGGTTCGACAGCTTCGAGGCATTAATGCTCGATGCGTCTATTTTCGTCACTCTTTGCCCTAAGGGTCGCTCTTTGTCCGGGCCATACTCCCCCTATAACCTGAAAATATACCACGGGGGCCGTCTCCCCCGCTTTCGGGCCTACATACCGGGAAACCGCCCCCGCTTTCGCGGGGTTTCCCGTTCGGGCCGTACTTCAAACGTAACACCGGGAAACACGTTCGGGGCCGGGCAGGGTTTTCACTTAGGGTCACAAACCCTAATGTGCCTAACTACCCGGAGCGTTTCCTTTGTCGTATCAGGGGCGGGGCCGGTTTCACGGTTACAAACCGTTTCGCCGGGCCGCCCCCTGTTTTCCGCCCCGGCCCCTAAGGGCCGGTAAATCTCCCCCGTACTAAGACGGGCCTATGTGGTTTAGGGCCGGTTCGGGCCGCTTTCAGGTTATGTCCCCGTCTCTCGGGGATAGGCGGTTAATCCGCCGGTTCCGTACTAACAACCTTACTAAGAATCCCTATCTCTCAACATTCACTTTGAGCTATTCGTCCCCTAAGGGACGTTTCACCGTGAAGGACGGGCCGCTTTCCGGCCCGCCCCCTACATTCCGTATGGGTCAATTCCGCCCCGGTTCCGTCTCCCCGGTCGGCCCGTAACAGGGGCCGGAACCGGAGAGAACTACCCGGAGACGTACTTACCCGCCCCCGACCGTTCGGGGGGAGATTAGCGGTAATTCCGTTTGAAGGTGGCAATTTGCTACGGTTCCGTCCAACGGGGGACGCATATGGCTACGCCCCCGGAAAGCGGGAATTAAACCGCTTTTCCGGCGGAACCGGGCCTTTTACGCCGGGGAGTATATCCCCCGGCCCATTTCAGGGGGCCGACCGCCCCGGTTAACATCAAACCGGGGCGGGCCGCTTTCACCGAGCGACATATCACGAGAATACCCGGTTACATATAAATCCGTCGAATTGGATTAGTATATAAAAAGGGAAAACACCGGAAACGCCGAACGTGGTAGGTACAAGCCTCGATGCGGTAAAACACGGTAAACGAAAAAGAGGCAGATATACCGGATTATGGGATAGGGTAGGGGGGCCGGAGAGACGGACGGACGGGGAGAGACGGGGAGAGACGGACGGAACCGGAGAGACGGACGGGAAACGGGCCGTACTTACCGAATCCGCCGTTTTCACGGCCCATTAGAATCCCGAGAGACGGCCCGTATGGACGGGCAGGGGGCGGGGGGAGAGACGGCCCGCGCGGGGCAGGGGCAGGGGCCGACCGGCCCGAGAGACGGGCAGGGGAGAGACGGACGGGCAGGGGGCAGGGGACGGAACCAGCTACGAACAGGCAGGCAGGCAGGTACGCGCGTAGGGAGAGCAACGACGTACATATCCGAGGGTACAAGCCCGAGCGACGGGGGACAGGGGACGGGGGCCGGTTAGAACATTAAGGTAGAGAGCGCACACGCGCTTTAGT